TTGGAGATAGAAAAGATGACCAAGATTTATTAACTAAAATAATAAATCAAGAAGATGGGTTAATCTTTGATATTGTCACTCATAAGTCTTCAACCGATTTTGCATCACAATTAAACATTGGAGTTAAAAATTGTAAAACCAAATGGTTTGTTTTCTTAGAACAAGATGATGAATTGGGTGATATTTGGATTAGTAATGTTATTAAGTATAAAGAAGCCTATCCAAATGTTCAAATTTTCTTACCTATGATTCTAGATGTTGACCCAGTTGGTAATTTTTTAGGGTTTACTAATGAAGCTGTATGGGCTTCACAATTCTCAGATGAAATGGGGGTTCTAGATAATGCTGCATTATTAAGATATCAAAATTTTAATATTGATGGTATGGCAATGTTAAAAGATGCTTATAAGGAATATGGTGGTATGAAAGAAAGTATAAAACTAAGTTTCATAAATGAATTCTTATTAAGATTCACATTTAAATCATGTAAAGTTATGGTTATTCCTAAATTAGGGTATAAACATATTAATAACAGGGAAGGTAGCCTATTTGACCAATACAAAAAAGAATTATCAATAGATGAATCTAGATGGTGGTTATCTTTAGCAAAAAAAGAATATTTTCATGTAAATGATAGAAATATTTCTTATGAAAAAATAGACAAATCTTAATGACTAAAAAAAGAGGACGAAAAAGAACAAATGGTTTATATTTCGGCCCCGAACAAGAAGCAGCTGTGGTTAGATTTTTAAATGAAGGTGATGAAATAGAAAGAAATCGAATTTATAATAAACATCTTAGACATGCCTTTAATATAATGATTGAGTCTATTATTAGACGTTATAAATTATATAGAAAAGACTACTCTTTTGAGAATTTACACAGCGATACTCTCTCTTATCTTATCCTTAAAGCAGATAAATTCAAACCAGAAAAAGGTAAAAGAGCGTTTTCTTATTATGGGACTATATGTAAACATTACATTTTAGGTTTATTAATCAAAGATGATAAATACATTAACCAAACTGTAGATTTCCAAAAATCTTTAGGTAAGGTACATGAAAAAGATGAGTATGTATACCATTTATCAGAAACCGATTATGGTTTAAGCGATTTAATTGATACTATGTGTGGGGAAATTCAAAACGAATTAGAGTTAGAAGGTATAGAGAAAAAGAAGATGACAGAAAATGAACGTAAAGTTGGTGAAGCGTTATTATATATCTTAGGTGATTGGGAAACTTTATTTGCAACTCTTAATAAGAGTTCCAAATTTAACAAGAATAGTATTCTTGGTACCATTAGAGAATATACTGGATTAGTAACTAAAGATATTAGAATTGCTATGAGAAGGTATAAAACCATATATGAACTAACCAAAACAGATAAAATTGATAAGGGCTACTTATAAACCCTTATCAATTTTCTTATTATAACTAAAACTCTATTTTTACCTATTTATTATAAAACATAAGTTATGCCAAGGAAAAAAAAACAATCAATAGAAATTAATAGTAATGATTCTTTACAAGGGTTATTACAAGAAGTTTATAATAATACGTGCACTCAAATTAATGACGCTCAAAAAGTAGTTAATGAAGTATCTGCTGGTTCAGACCCAGAAGATATTGATGATTGGGTAAAAGTAGCAAAAGCTAAAACTGATGCGCTAAAACTTAAAGATTCTGCAATCAAAACCAAATTAGATATTGGTAAACTACAAAATGAAATTATAAAACATAATGGTAGTATATCTTCAGCGATTAAAGAAAATCCAGAAGTTGTTAATAACCAAAGCTTTGCTAAAATTAGAGAATTGTTAAAAGAAAGAGACAATAAATAAAAATAAATGGATATTACTAAAGAAAAATCTGAAGTATTTGGTCAAATAGCCGCTTTAAGGGTTTCTTCAGAAGGATTCCCTAAATTTTCTATTTCTAATTCGTTACCTTCAATATCTCAATCACCAAATAGTCTAAATTTTTTAGTGGATTTGGCTAAAGCTCTTATTGGATTTGAATCGTTAAAAGAGACGCTTGTAGACGTTTTAACCCATAATCTGGATGATATAGAGCTTGAGATTAAAAAAGCTCTTAAATTGGCCTTAAAACAGCTCGTGAGTTGTGGTATTAACCCATCTCTACCTCAATCATTTATAGATGATGGTATTGATTTAGAATTAAGTAAAATAGATTTACTTGATATGTTTAAAGTTAATCCAATATCGGATGCTGGTAAACTTCTTTATAATGATGTTAACACAGGTACAAACAGTACAGATTTTAATACATTTTTATTTGAAGTCATTCAAGATAATGGTGGAACTAGTTCTTGGGGTACCCAAACTTTAAGTACAAGTATATTAGATGTTAAATTTAATCAAGAAGCTACCGATGTTAATTTACCAAATAACATCGTTAATCTAAAACCTAATTCAGCTTATGCTTCTAATAAATTAACAGACTTCAACAATGATTATATTGATAGTATTAAACTATTAAACACTAATAAATTAATAAACTCTATCATTGAATCAATATTTGGTACAATTTCTTTAAAAGTAAATAAAAATAAGCGCACCATTGAAAACGAAATTAAAATACAAGAAATAATTGATAGAATAATTAATGCTGATGATGATATAATTTTAGATGACAGTTATTTCCGATTTAGTAATCAAGAAATTTCTGAGATAGAATTTAAAAGTGAAATGAGAAGAAAAGGTATAATGATTGTGACTACATGTGATAATATAGAGTCAAGTATTTCATTTGAATCGTTAGCGGAAGTTGATGAAAATTTAAATTCATTCAATGACCAAATAAATACACCAGAATTAATTGAGCAAAAAACAACAATAGTTAGGAACGCTCTAGATTCATTATCTAATGAATCAGCCAATAACGTTAGTAATGGTGATAAATTTAGTATTCAATTAAACTTTATTGAAAGTATGTTGAAGACTATTATGAATGCAATCGTAGGTGTTATTTTATCACCAAAATTGATTGCTATTTTAGCATTAAATCATACCATTATTTATGGGTCAACATTTGATAATGTTGAAGACTTTATGAAAAAGAATAAGATATTGTTAACAACAGTCTTAAAAAGTGTCCGTGAAGCGGTGGTATCAATAATTTTAGAAAGAGTTTTAAGAGAAGTTAGAACATTAGTTTCTGAAAATATAATAAAAACTCAAATAGAAAGGGTGAAAGGTCAGAAAGCTCAATTAGCGAGTCTTGTTGGTTCATCAACAGATATATTAAGAGGTGTATCTGGATTAATATAAAATAATATGGCAAATGTAAGTTCAATGACAAAAGTAATTAATAGCCTTAAAGCGGCTTTTAATGTTCCTAGAACTCCAATTACTCAATTACCACCACAATTATTAGTGGTTGGTGCTAATTTAAGACCTGGTTTAAGTGCTAGGAATATAGCATCTAGGGTTATTGCTAGACAAACTGAAGCTGGTGCACCAGCGGGTGACATTTTTTCTGAAAATAGTAATATTATGGAATCAATGATGGTTATCATGGCTGAAGAAATTATAAGTGCATTACAATTAGAAGCTAAAATAGAAATAGCAATTCCACCTGGTGTTCAGGTAATAACAACTGGGGTTGGTAATTTAGGTGGGCCTATTATAAGTCAAGGTGTGACAAGTAATATTGCATCTGGTAATGGAGTAATAAGATAATTATGAATTGGGAAGAAAAAACAAATAACGAAATCATTAACGCTCAAATCGAAATGAATGAAAAGTATGAAGCAACCAAAAATGAAATCGCTGCACTTTCAACTAGAATTGAAAAGTTAATGAAAGAATTAGATGAAATGGATATTCAATATCTTGAATCTAAAAAAGTATTAAACGCAAGATTAAGCTATAGGTAATGAGTAAATACGCATTTGGTGGAACAAGTATATATAATAGAGGTGCTGGCCGTAGGTTAGAAACCACAGTATTTTATTATGCTAAGGTTGTATCTAATCAAGATGAATTAGGTGCTAGTAGGATTAAAGTTAGAATTATTGGTGTTGATGATGCCGTGGCTTTAAATGACCTTCCATACGCATTCCCAATGGTTCAAAAACTATTACATGTTATACCAAAGGTTAATGAAACAGTATTAATATTCCTTCCTGACGTTAAAAACCCTAACATTGATAGAATGTATATGGGTCCTATTATTTCACAACCACAATTTATATATAAAGATAGTGAAATATTTTCTGCCAAATCAACATTAGGTAGTGGTATTAGAGAAGCACAACCATCTCCATTTACAATACCTGAAAATAAAGGTGTATACCCTAATATTGAAGATATTGCGTTACAAGGTAGAGATAATTCTGATATCATTCTTAAAGAAAAACAAGTTCTAATTAGAGCTGGTCAATTTGATAGTAGTGTATCAAAAGGTGAAATTCCTAAATTTAATAAGGTTAATCCATCATATATTCAAATAAAACATGATGTTACTTTAAAACCAGCAACCGAATCTACAAGTGCTGAAATCGGTGGTGTAATTAATCTTGTTAGTAATAAAATTAATTTACTAACACATAAAAACGGTAGTCCTAGATTCGTATTGAATAATCAAAATGATACGATAACAGATACAGAAATTCAAAAGATAGTTAAAGATGCTCACCCTTTGGTGTTTGGTGATGAATTAATAGAATTCTTACAAGTTTTAATTGAAGCATTTATAAATCACATACATGCTTATCCAGGTCTTAAACCACAAGACGCTTCTGGTGCCAATGATATTGATAGATTATTAGAATATGATTTACAATCATTCTTATCTAAAAATATCAAAATTAACTAAAAAAATAGATATTTATAAATAAAACAAATACCATGGTAATCAGAACCTACTTTGACCGAAATAACACTATTGTCTATAATAGAGCCGAAAACACGGGTAAAAACCCTGTTGCTGAATTATTCTATGGTGGTAGTTATGAGGCTAATACACCTTTATTCACAAGATATATATTTCAATTCGATGTACAAAGAATAATCGATTTAAGAGCTAAGGGTATGTACCCTGATTTAAGTAAATTAAAACATACTTTAAGAATGACCAATACTGGTACATTCGATGCATCATTGTTAGGGCAACAAACTGGTGATGGTAAAGATAGAACTTCATCATTTGATTTAAATTTATTCCCAGTTAACCAAGATTGGGATGAAGGTATTGGTTACGACTTCGCTGGTCAAAAATTCTTTTCATCTAGTGATGCAACCGTAATTAGTACTAACCCATCAAACTGGTTAGAAGCTAGAACTGGTGATAGTTGGAGTGAAGGTGCTGGTATATTTAGCGCATGGACTGGAACAACAATTCTTAAAACTCAAAGTTTTGAAGATGGAACTGAAAATCTTGAAATGAACATTACTGATATCGTTAATGGTTACTTAACTGGTGATACAAATTATGGCTTAGGATTGGCATTTGATGAAACCCTTGAAGATTCAATCAAAGATAATTTAAAGTATGTTGGGTTTTTTACTAGACATACACAAACATTCTACGAACCATACGTTGAAAGTGTTTATGAAAGTTCAATTCAAGATGATAGGGCTGATTTCTATTTAGATAAATTAAATAAACTTTATTTATATATAAACGTGGGTGGTGTACCTTGTGATGTTGATACATTTTCAGGTATGAGTGTAAATATATTAGATAATTTAGGTGAAACATTCTCAGCCTATACATCTTCAGATATTACCCATGAGGCTTCTGGTGTATATTCAATAGAATTATTAGTGCCAACAACTGATGTGGGTTGTGTATTATACGAAGACGTTTGGTCTGGTATAGTAATTAAGGGTGTAACTCGTCCAGATATTGAATTAGAATTTGAATTGAAAGATTCAAACGAATACTACAACATTGGTGCCGATGCTTCAACACCAAAAGATTATAAATTTAATGTGTCTGGAATTAAAAATGGTGAAAGAATTAAACGTGGTGATGTTAGGAAAATTAGAATAAATGCAAAAGTACCTTACACAACTAATGACCAAGAAGTTCTTAATTCTTTAGAATATAGATTATATGTTAAAGAAGGTCAAGCTGAATATTCAGTTGTTGATTATCAACCAGTTAATAAAGCATTCAATTATAATTATTTTCTTTTAGATACAGAAAGTTTATTACCTTCTGAATACTTTTTAGATATTAAAGCAACTTCAAATTCGGAAGTTAAAACTACCAAAAATGTGATTAGTTTTTCTATCACTTCTCAGGTAGATGAAAGAAAAGGTTAATTTTACTTGACATTTTTTATATTTTCCGTATATTTATATTAACGTGATTAAACTATTACGTGTTAGTCTTGAGTCGATTTACGACTTTTGAGTTATCAGATGGTAACAAAAATATTAGCACATTAATTATTAAAATTAAAAAGTAATGACAATTAAGAAAATTTCGGATAAAAATCCGACAGCTAATCTTGCTATTAATAAAAGTAGGATTAAAAAGTATGGGAAGAACAAGAGTATTCCTTCATACTATCTAGAAAAAGGGAGTGAATTCCAAATCGAATTGTACAATCCAACTCAGGATAAAGTACTTACAACAATCAAATTAAATAATAAACCAATTTCAGGTGGCTTAATTTTAAGACCAGGTGAACGTGTATTCCTTGATAGGTTCTTAGATTCAAATAAAAAGTTTCTATTCGATACCTATAAAGTAGATAATACCAAGTCTGCTAAGAAAGCTATTGAACCTAACGGTGATGTGGAAATCGCATTCTTTAAAGAAATAGTAATACCAGAACCAGATTTTTTAATGGGTGGTTCAGGAACTGTGACTTTAGATTGGACATCGGGGGATTATAATATTAATGGCAATTTAACAACAACTAACGCTAATTTTGTTGATTCATCAACGGGTAACTATAATGCCTACTCGAATTTAAATATTAATGAAGATATGTTTATTCCGTCTAGAAGTGAAACAACACTTACAACAACGGGGGGTGTTGGGATAGGAACAACAAATACAAGTCAATCACTTAGGGGTGCAAAATTAGATGAATCTAAATTGCAAGGTAAATTAAATAAATCCTTAAAGAGTAAATCTAAAACTCCGACAACTATCGAAACTGGTAGGGTTGAGAAAGGTTCAAAATCAGACCAAAGATTATGTGAAGGTACAGGTGAATTTGAATTAACATCATTTCATGTATTAAGGTATAAATTATTTCCTAAATCGGAACAACAATTAAGTGCTAAAGATTACTACACAAAGTATTGTGGTGGTTGTGGTGCTAAATGTAAAACAAAGTTTTGTTCATACTGTGGAGCAAAGCAATAAATAACTATTAGTTTAATCACGTATTTAATAACTAATTCAATATTGTCTTGTTTAATTAAAAAAAAATAGTATATTAACAGGGAATATTAAACCTTAAAAATTTTATAAAATGAAAAAAATCACAAATGTAATTATTGTAGATGCATCAGGAAGTATGCATTCAAAAACAAAACAAGTTAAAGATGGTTTAACTGAAATTCTTCAAGATATTCGTAAGGATATGAAAGAGAATAAAGATGAAGCTAAAATAAGAACAATTCTAGTCCAATTCTCTAGCCAAGGTTGGTCAATAAACGAAGGTTGGTTTGAAGTATTATTAGATACTAAGAAAAGAAAAAATGTAACTCTTGATTGTGTTGAAAGTTATAAAGCAAATGGTGGTACGGCATTATTTGATGCTATCGGTAAATCTTTTGCAATGGTAGGTAAAAAACAAGATGGGGTATTTGTTAGTATCTTAACTGATGGTGAGGAAAATTCTTCTAAAGAGTTTACTCAAAAAGATATTAAAAAATTACTAAAGAAAGTCGATAAGAAAAAATGGGGTGTTACTTTTATGGGCACAACAGAAGAGGCCGTTAAAGCTGCCCAATCTTGGGGTGTTGCAGCATCAAACACTTTAACCTATACCGATTCAGCCGAAGGAACTGAAATTGCAAATGTAAGTAGAAATTTTTCCAAACAAATGTACTTTTCAAGTGTAATGGAAGGGGAGGCGAAAACTCGTGGATTAGTTTCAGATTCTGTTGAAGAAGATGTGGAAGTAGATGATAATATCTAATTAATTAATTAATTATTAGAAATTTAAATGGGAAAATTTGTTTTTTCCCATTTTTTTTTGTACATTTGCTACATGGATAAAATAACATCTGAAGAAGAAAAATTTATTGATAAAATAAATGAAAATTTTAATTATTTCATTAAGGCTATTCCCTTTGTGGAAATCAATGATGATATTTCTGGTACAACACATAAGTTGAGATGTTCTATAGATGTAGGTACTGAGGAATATTCAATAGCTGAAATTCTTTTTGAATTACAATGGTTATTACATCGTGCTAAAGAAAGAACAGAAAGGAATATTCTTAAATTAATTGTATCTAATTTAATTTTAACACCTGAAATCCCTAATAGTACTTTTAGGAGGGGTTTAATTATCAAAATAAAATATGAAAGAGAATAATATATTGATTACTGGTGGTGCTGGATTTATAGGTTCACACGTTGTGAATCATTTTATGGATAAATACCCTAACTATAGAATAGTTGTAATGGATTCATTAACCTATGCATCAAATTATGACAACGTGAACGGTTTGGAAATGGGTGTTCATGGTGGACCTCGCTTCTGGTTTAATGAACGAGTAGAGTTTGTTAAAGTTGATATTAGAAAAGAAAATTTAATTAATGAAGTTTTTAATTATTTTAAAATAACCGATATAATTCACTTAGCAGCTGAATCCCATGTAGATAATTCAATTAATAACCCTAATATATTTGCTCAAACAAATGTACTTGGGACTCTTAACTTATTAAATGTTGCAAAGAACGTTTGGGGTGAGAATTCACCCAATAGATTCTACCATATTTCAACCGATGAAGTTTATGGTGATTTAAAGCTCGGAGACGCACCATTTACAGAACAGACTCCCTACAACCCTTCTTCACCTTATAGTGCCTCTAAAGCAGCCTCAGACCATTTTGTGAGGGCATACGCACGTACATACGGGATGAATTGTGTAATATCTAACTGTTCTAACAATTATGGGCCACATCAGCACGATGAAAAACTAATCCCTACGGTTATTAGAAAACTTGTTAATGGTGAAAAGATACCAGTTTATGGTACTGGTGAAAATGTAAGAGATTGGTTATGGGTTGGTGACCATGTAAAAGCCATTGACGAAATATTTCATAATGGTAAAAAAGGTCACACTTACAATGTTGGTGGTGATAATGAAATGACCAATATTGATATAATTCATAAAATATGTGAATTATTTTATAATACGTATACTTACGCAGAATCACCAATCACACATTTACCACCATTCCCTATTCAATATGTTACTGATAGAAAGGGTCATGATTTAAGATATGCCGTCAATTCTAATTACCTACAAACAAACCTTAATTGGAAACCAGAAAAGAATTTTGAGGAAGGTATATTAGAAACAATAAAATATTACGTAATAAAGTATAAAGGAAATATTAAGAATTACAAAAAATAAATAAATGGGAACAAAGAAATTTAGACCAAAAATAACGGAATTAGATAAAATAACAGTAAATGATGGTGATATTTTTGAAATTTTAGAAGTTTTCGATTTTAGATTTTATATAAGTGATGAAATGAAACATTATTTAACAACTGATTTAAAGGGTGAGTTTGTTTCATTATATGTAGATAGTTTTAAAGATGAATTTATTAAAAAATTTTTAAATGAAAATTAATGAAATGTCATTGGAAGAAGTAACCCTTGAATTAAAGAGGGCTAAATTCTGGGTTGAAACGAATCCAATACGAAAGTCATTAGATTTGATTAATAAAATGGAAAATAGAAAATTAGAATTAATTAATAAAAATTTAAAATAATGTGTATTTCAGATTTAGATAAAGTTAGTGGGCGAGAGTTAAGAAAATGTGTACATGAAATAACAGACTTTTTATATAAGGAAAGTGAAGGGTTTAATGACTGGTACATGACATTAAACTTAAAAGAAGAAAAATTATTGGATGATAAATTATTTAACATCCTTAATCGAAGAATAAATAAACATAAATTTAAAAAAGATGAGTAAAGTAACGAAAAAACAAAGGGTAGTGGATGCATTAGTGAATCATGGTTCAATCAGTCCATTCTATGCATTCAATCATTTAGGTGAAACTAGATTAGCTGCAACAATTCATAAGTTAAAGCAAAAAGGTTATAAGATTGACACCAAAATTGAAAATGGAACCAATAAATTTGGTGATGAAATTTCATATGCTAAATATGTTTTAGTAGAAAAGCCACAATAATGAAAGATATTATAGACGCTTATAAAGAAGCTAGAGAGGCCCTTGTAGACGCTTTTGGGATTGATGAAGCTGAATACTTCGAATTTAAATTAAATGACGAGTATTATCCCTATGATTCTGATGGAAGTTTAGAATATTCATCATATGAGGATGATGATTTATACGGTTATGAATCAGCTCAATTAGTTGAAATCGTTGATGGTTATGAATTATATTGGGTTCAAGAAAATGGTCAAACTTTTTACACCATTTTTTATGAGGATAATAAATTAACAGATGAACAAGCTGAAATAAAATTTGGCTAAATGATAAATAACGCAATAATAATTGCTAGATGTAGTACAGTTAAACAAGATACAAATTATCAAATAAATCATTTGGTTGATAAATATTCTGAATATAATATAGTCAAAATATTTGAATCTTATTGTAGTGGTTTTAAAAATTTTATTGATGTAGAAAAGTATATTGATTTTTTAGATACGAAAAACATCAAAATTGTTTTGGTAACTGAATTAAATAGGGTTTCTAGAAAAGAAAGATATTTGAAATATTTTATTGATAATTGTAAGATTTTAGATGTGAAAATAATTTGTGCTTTCAATGATAAAAACGATAGCTTAAAAAAGCAAATAGAAGATTCTGCTTTAGAAACAGAAAGAATTAAAAAAAGGTTAAACGCTGGTAGAGAACTTTATATAAAAAAAGGTGGTAAATTAGGTCGTAAAAGAGGGTCCAAAAAAAGTGATTTGCATTTTTTAAAAGAAAATGAAAAAGTTACAGCCTTTTTAAATATGGGATATTCAATAAGAAAAGTGATGTCATTAACAAATAAATCTTCAGGGACGGTTCAAAAAGTAAAAAAATTAAATAAAAAAGCCTAGCTAATGCTAGGCTTTTATCTATCTCTACGATATTAAGATATTATCTTAACTCGTTAATGTTGAATGTTTGTAATCCGTCAACTCTAATAGCTCCGTAGAACCTATTGTTCACGACCTTTTTAGCATAACGTGTCATTATACCTTTCACTGGTGCAAAGTTGAATGGGTTATACATTGTAGGCGTAAGTTGCATTGGCACGTAAGGTGCGTAGATGTAACCTGTGTCTAATAAAGACTTACCTTTGTGTCCCATAATAAGTGACCAAGATGGAGCATAAGGGTCACGGTACACTTGGTAACGTCCACTTAATGAACCGATTTTCTCGATACCCATATTATATTGGTCTTGCTCTGGACTTGCGTCAGATACGTGGAAGTACTCTAAATCATCGAATACAGCAGAAATTTCTGAAGATACAACAACAAAGTTAGCACCACCTCTAAGAGTAGACTTATGGATTTGTGCTGAAATTTGGTTAACTTTAGTAATTAAAGTTTGATTCCAGTCTTTTTGAGTATAAGCATTAGCAGCTAATGAAGCTTTTCTCCATCCGTTCCAATCCCATCTCAATTGCCATGCAGCAGCTTTTCTGATATCTCTTAAGATTTCTCTATCGATTTCAGCAGCAACTTGCTCAGATAACATAGCAGTCAATTCAGCTTCAGCATCAATGTTGTGGAATGCACTAACATCTTGCGCTAATTCTGGAGACCATGTAGCCCTTAATTTTCTTTCTTCTACAGAAACAACTACTTCGTCTAATTTGAAAGATACTTCTCCCATTTCAGTCTCAAGTTCTAATGTAGCATATTCTGCCCAAGATACTGAGAAATCTGAAGATGTGAATCCTGAAGCTAATGTTAAGTCAGCACCGATGTAACCATCGTATGTTGAAGTACCAGCAGCATCTACAGGGTGAGTCATATCTAATTCTAAGTAAATAACACCAGCATCATCACAAATATCATCGTATGATACGATACCTTTACCGTATTTTTGAGTTACCAATCTAAATGGAACTTCAGTTGCATCAGCAACAATTACATTACTATCTTGGTCAGTTAAAGCGATACCATTAGTAACAACTTTTAAAGACGCTAAGAAAGATTCAGTATCCATTGGATTACCATCTGGTCCACTTAATCTACCTTTATTGATTGAGCTAAATCCAGATACAGCTAAAATTGCAGTTCTTAAAGAACCATCAGTAGCAGTTGGAAGAGCAGCAAAATCAGCAGCTGTAGTGAAAGTACCACCCGCACCTAACGTTTTTAACGTACCAGTACCAGTAATAATTGATATTTCACCTTTTGATGCATCAAATAATCCATCATTATAGTAAATATCATATAAGTTCTTACTCAAGTACTGAGTAGGAGCATATGAAGGGTCTACACCTCTTACGATTGGTAAACCATCTGAACCCATTGAAGTGTGTGCAGAATATTGAGGACCATCTTTATGAGGGTCACCATAAGCATCACCAGTAGCATCATATCTAGATGACGTTTGTGGTACAAAGAAGAATAATTTACCAATTGGCATATTCATAGCTTGTACAGACACAATGTCATTAGCTAATAATTTTGAGAATACTCTCCTAACAATAGGGAATACTACGGTTTCGAAAGAACCTGAGCTAGAAGCATCAGTTGATTCGTTTAATAAGTGAGAAGCTTCGTTTTCATATAATTGAGCGATGTTCTCTTTTACGTGACCTTTAAGACCATCTAAGAATCCTAATGAATCCCATTTGTTGATAGTGTTCTCACGTATTGTTTTCATGTGGTTTAAGCCGATATTACCAACTTTACCTGAATTTAAAAAATTTGACATAATTTGTTTATTTAAAATTTATTTGTTTTATTATCTAGTTCTTCTAATTAAATCAAGAACCCTTTTTTGTGCTGGGTCAACGTAAGCTGTCGTCTCATTTAATTGAGCAGACTGACTTGAAGTTTTATCAGACACGAGTTTATTTTCAATTCCTTCTGTGATAGGAGTTTTATTTCCTAATTCAGAACTAATTGCTTTATACAGTTTTTTAGACTCTTCAATAGTACTAACTTCTTCATCGAATCTACTTAAGATATTTTGCTTTTCTACTGATGTAGTAGAGTGCTCTAAAAATAACTTAGTAGCGTGTGTTAAATTAGTATTGAATACAGCAGTCTCAGTAATTGATTTTCTAAAGTCTTTAAGAGAGTTTCTGAACATGTCATTTTCTTTCTTTAGTTCTTTAGCTTCAGATAATAATGTATTGTACTTAGAAATAGCTTCCACTAATTTCTTAGACTCAACATTCTCACCTTTCACGCCCTTAACTCCTTTTGCACCTGGTGCAACTGGTTGTCCGATGTCAGCTTTAGCTGGCATTCTGTGCGCTTCACCTTGTCCTTTTGGAATGTGTTCTTCAATTGTATCTTCTTCCTCAACAACTTCTTCAGTTACTTCGTCAGTTTCTTCAATTGTTTCAGTTTCAACAACTTCTTCACTTTCCATAACGTGTGGTGCATGTGCATCACCGCTACCATTGTGGTCTTCTGTGAAACCACCATCAAGGTTATCCCCTGAATCAGAATCGTTTGGAGCGTTTTGACCTTCTATATCTCCAGTTGGTAATGAACCACCTTTTGATGTAACGTCACTTGTAGCTGTTCTTGGCTTACCGTCAGCGGTTGCACCAATTTTACTATCCTTGTTTATTTTAAGGTCATTTTCAATTCCTTCTTCAATCGCCTCATCTTCCGATAATTCAATCTCATAAACTACAGACTCTTCCATTTCTTCTTCTTCTTCTTCTTCAGATTCACCTTCAGATTCTTCTGATTCTTCACCACCCATTGCTGGAGCTGGCACTTCTTCTTCTGATTCTTCAGAATCCATTTCTGGACCTACTTCCGTATCCATTTCTGGTTCTACTCCTATCTCTGGTTCAACGTCCATTTCTGCATCTATACCTAAATCCATTTCTGAACCTAAATCGTCTGCTGACATTTCACCTTGGTCGATAAGACTACCACCACCCATTTTTACATTGTATTCTGCCCCTGAATTTGGGTCTTTAATAATTACTTCGTTAGGTGATACAACTTCTATTTCGTCTTCTCCGCTTAATTTTTTATAAACTGAGATAACTTCCTCGTCTGATGCTCCTGTCATGTCCATTCCGTAGTCTTCGCCACCTTCTTCTGCTCCAAGACCTAAGTCTCCATCCGCAGTGTCCATACCTATGTCATCAATTCCAAGTTCTTCAGAACCACCTTCTGGTTCCATCCCCATTTCTGGTTCTAGTCCCGCTTCAGGTGCGTCATCAACTGGTAATGCGTCAACATCAGCTCCCATTTCTGGTTCTGCATCAACGTCTTCGATATCTTCGATATCATAATCATCCTCATATAAGGACTCTTTTAGCGTACTGGTAATTTCTTCTTTCGCTACCGAACGAAGTATTTCTTTAGTATTCGAATTTAAATTCTCTTGAATAAGAGTAAATTCCGCTAAGGCTTCTTCTATTACAGACTTTTTTTCGTCTTTCATTTGTTTTGTAAATTTTTGTAATTTAGATTATCATGCAACTACTGTTGCACAGTTACTTAATAAATATGTCTCATTTTACCAAAATACGCCATTTCATTAAAAAAAATTATGATTTTTATTTTTAACCCTTGTTTTTTACAGTAAAAACTTATTTAATTTATCAATTAACAAGTTATCTTTTTTACCAACAGATTCCATAAATGGCTGAGCTTCAGCTATATTATTAAACATATAAGAACCTGGTGTACTTGGTGAAGTTACAATATCCCAACAGATAATTTCAAAATCATCTTGAACTAATAATTTTCCACCAACCTCATTTAATGAACCAACACCTCTTGATGAAACACCAACTCTAATTCCTTTTCTAAGCATGTTTGCAATTTGGTCTCCTTCGCAAGAAATTATCCCTTGATTAACAAAACCAGGTGACATTATTATTTCAATAGTTCCAACCAATGTTTGACCTTCCCACCAGATTTTTTTAATCTCGTGCGAAACTCTACTGTTTGAAATAACACTACTCTCAGGATGGTCAGACTCACCTATGGCTAATCTCATATCAATAAGTTCTTGATACCTTCTAGCTTCTCTTTTTAAAATTTCTTCTGGGTATATTCTACCGTTTCTATTTTCTATGCCGTATTTTTGTAGTACTACGAATAGTTCAAGAGGTTCAAACATAACTGGACCCGAACCTATTTTGTTAGCTTCACTAATAAACGGTTTATTTCGTAGGTCTCTAGGTTCAATGAAACCAGCGTCACCTTCAATTAATAACCCAGTTCCAGTCTTACCGCCTCTAATTACTTTAAAATCATTTGTCATATTTACCGTCTTTCTCAATAAATATGCTCAAACAAACAAAAAGCCTAAACTTTTTAATTGTTTAGGCTTCTAGTAATTTCTTTTTTGCTTGTTTTTTATGTTTATAAAATTTAAAATATAAATCTTTATTTAATATCTCTTCACACACATGTTTAATTAATCTTATCATTTCATCTTTTAAGATGTCACTATCCAATAGAAAGTTATTCATTTGAAATAAAGTGATTTCACAACTCATAAAACTAGATTTTTCTGAAGATATTCCAGATTCCCGCATATCCATATCTACCATGGTCATTTCTCTATTGAATAAATTTGGTTTTATATTAAAATAAATATACCTCTTAATTTCTTTAGTAATTTTTCTAATTATTGTTTTATATTCTAAATCTTCGTCAAAGTCGATAGTATTCCCCCAACCACTAAATTTTATATAAACGGTTTTAGGGTTGTTCTTATCAACTGACCCAAACATAACATTAATATTATTATTAATATCTATTGTAAATTCTGTTCCTCTTATTTTTTCCATGTATAAAATATACATAAAATATATTAAAAGTCAAGACCTGGTAAGTATCGTAAACCCTGGTATTTTAATTTTTAGAATTATTGAAAGGTCCTAATTACGTCAGATTTAGAGTCTCTCTCAATTTTTTTGGTAAAGGTTTCATATTAAAATTCGAATCCTCGGTCAATATAGAATAGACCATACAACTACTTCCGTTGGTGTTTAAATAATGTGGTTGATTAGGGTTGAACTTATAAGTCTCACCAGTTTTATATATTTTACCAGTTAACTTATCTTTAATGGAACCTTTTAATATTTTCCCATATTCATATAAATTATTATGTACGTGTGGCATAATATAAGAATTTGGTTTGTAAGCTAAAATAAGAGATTTATATTCTTTAACAGCTTTTATTCCCATGACTTCGACACCTTTTGAAATTTTCTGTGGTAATTTTTCCCACTGTTCTTTAATTATTATTATTTCATTTGGTGTAACATCAGGAAATGAAATTACAAAACTATCAAATCTTTTTTTAATTTCCATTAAACTAGTTTTGGCTTTATTATAATTTTCATTTTTCTCAGGAAAAAATTTATCTAATATCGATTTCATTATTTTCTACTAACAATTAATTTTATCTCCCGAAGTAATTCAAGAATTTGTTCATTAACTTTGATGTTTCGCTCATCCATTTTTTCATTCTTAACATCTAACTTATCACTTTTTTCTTCCCAAAGTGCTGTTAGTTTAATAACATCCTTAGCCATTTCATCCTTATCACCTTCGGCTTTGTTTAATTTTTTAGATAACCAATATATAGCAGCACCCATCACTACTACCACTGGTGCTTGCTGTACCAACCAATCAACTAAGCTTGGTGATGTTTGTAATATATTAAAATTAAACATATTATTTTAATGTATCCTTTAAATATGCTATTTCGCTAATTTCTGATATAAATTTATCTGGAGAAAAATTATACCTTAACAATTTATCTTTAACTCTTAAATATGTGTCCTTTTCATCTATATTTGATTCTTCATTTAATTTACCGTTAATTAAATCAATACACTCAATTAGCGTGCCTTTATATAAATTTTCTTTTTCTTCATTAGTACCGTTAGAAATAATCTTAAAAGCTTTTTGCTCTGTTTCAGATAATTTCTTCATATACTTAGAATTAAATTTCTCAACCATTGCTGGTCCCATAAATTTATTCATGTATGGCTCAACTATTTCTTTTGATTCAGAAATTACTTTAGAGTGTTTTGTAACAAATAATTTTGATTCAATAATTAAATCAATATTTTTTGCTGTCTTTTTTGTAAATGCTAAATTATGGATATGTTCATATAATTCTTTATTATCGTAATCTTCCAATAATTCAAACCCTTTTTTATTAAGGTAGTTTACTAATTTCTGATTAGCTTCATTAACTTTTAATCCCGCTAACATTGATATACATTCGTCTACCAAAAATCTTTGCTTTTCACCTTCATTTTCAACAACAACTTTGTTCTCAAGTTTATCAAACACTTGAAATTGTTTTTTAAGAGTAGAATTCTCTTTCAATGCTTTAGCATATGTTTTGAATATTTTTTTATATTCATTATTTCCTTCTACGATACCATTCGCTAGAATGTCCTTGAAAGTTTCATGTATTTGTCCAAAATTTTGCATTGTTCTTGTTTTTAAATAAATATGTCTTTTTAATTATAAAATCCGTTTATTATTTGGTTTCATTATCAGAGTCTAGTTTTTCATCGATTTCATTTATCATATTATCCATGGTTTTATTAAACATTATTGATTTATCATAGATTTTAGTAGCTTCAGTTCTAAGTTTTTCTTCATTACTTGTTTTACCATTTAACATGGACATATACTCCTTAGTTGATGCGTTCTTAATTTCTTTTAATAACGGTTTATTTTTTAAACGTCTATTTTCTTCAGTAGGTTCTTCATCACCGAAACCTTCGTCACCACCTAAATCTTCACCACCGAAACCTTCGTCACCACCTATATCTTCAGTAGCTTCAGCATCTTCAATGTCACCTTCTAAATCTAAACCAGCATCATCAAACCCTCCACCGAAACCTCCACCGCCTCCAGCACCACCGCCTCCAGCGGCACCACCTTCACCATCTTCAGGAACTTGACCGCCTTTTTTGGCCATATCCATATCACCATAAACTCTATCTACTCTATCATAGATACCAGTATTTTTAATAACATTCGCAGTATTTTCTAATTCCATAGCAGCTGCTTTCTCGATTCTTTGTTCAAGTAAATCTTGTTTGATTTCATCATCACTCCAACCTAAAATTTCTCTTTTAGCTCTAGTCATAGACATAGAACCAAATCCATTACCAGCATCAGCAACCGCATCTTTATATAAAGAAACTTTAGCGGCTGTCTGCTCAATTTTAAGCATTTCTGCTTGTGTTGAAGGATTGTTTAAAGTAATTGTAAAATTATCTAAATCATCAGCGAATCCTAATAAGTGTAAGTGAATAATAGCAACCTTATTAAGTTCATGTAATAATGCCTGTTGAATTCTATTTATTGTTCTTGAGAATCTAATATCTTGTAATGCAAGGTTTTTACCTTCACCTTGAGGTTCTTCAAAACCTAAGAAAGCTTTAGGAACTCTTAACGCAGTAAATAATTTTCTTTGTAAATATTCAATATCAGCAATTTGGTCTAAGTTCTGCGCACCTGGTAAAGTATCAATAGGTGTTTGTGCATTTTCATCTCTTACTGGAATAAAAATATCTTGGTCAATACCTAATTGATTATATCTAACATCCATTTGACCTGTTTGTGGGTCAACAAGTGGAGTACGTTTAAATCTATTAGCTATGTCATCCACGTATGCACCAACATCTTCATTATCAATATTACCAACAAATATCTTATAAACTCTTCTTTCTGGTGCTCTTGTTACACGATAAACAAGCATAGCATCTTCAGCTAAAATTAATTGCTTCCAAATACGTCTTGCTTTTTCTAAAAATGAAGTACCGTAAGGTAATTTTCTATCATCACCTAAAAGTCTAAAGTGAGCAATTTGCCACGATTCAAAACTAATATCTCTACCTTTCCAGTAGAATACTGTTTTATTTCTAGTTTCATCTTGATTAATAGCTTCTAATTGAGATGGTGAAATAATTCCATTGATATCATTCTCTCTTCTTTCAATCTCAAAGTTAGGTAATTGTCTAACTCCAGTAACGCCACCTTTAGAACTAATATTTAATTGTACAAAATTATCACCATATTTACAGTTGGATACAAAAACACCATCACGTTTAAAATTACCTTCATCATCTTTGGTACAAACTGGGAAATTATGTCTATCACCTTCACCATTTGGTCCTAACACTTCCATACAATAAACATCATCACCCTCACTCAATAATTCAACACTAACTACTTTATGATTAAGAATTGTCTTATTTTTTTTAGTTTCAGATATATTTTTAGCTCTAATATAAGTGTTATCATTTACCATATTAGGCTTTAAACCTTCAACGAAAGTTAAATAATCAATTTCAAACGTCCTTTTTAAAAGTTCATTTATAGTTCTCCTATTTATACCTTTAATCGCATCACGCTTAATGTGTTTATTAAATGTAATGAATTCTTTGGTGAATTTTGGTTCATTCTTTAATTTACCACATAAAGTATCTAATGACATATAATTTGGAGTCTCTTTAATAAGTACCTCTATCATGTTGATAGCTTTACCACTCAATTTATAACGCATTTTTTTTGATGTGTTAGATTTATATTCATCATCACCCCATAAATTTTTCATAACATCACTTCTAATGTCATTGTGAGTTTCATGTAAAGAACTTGAATTATATTTTTTAAATGGGTCAGGGTATGTACCCTTCATCTTATTAGATAACATTTCTCTACGTTCATCAGAACGAAGCCATTTATTAATACCAATCATTCTTTTTTCAGTGACTTCAGGACTCTTCAAGTGAAAATCAGCTAAACTACCATGATATTTATTATGTTCACTAACACTCATTCTAACTAAATTAGACGGTGAGTTATTGAATTTATTGAAATCTATGTGATGGGTAACAAACTTTTCATCAACACTATTTTCATATTTCAAATCTCTATGCATTTCACGACCAATTAATCCATGTGTGAATTTATAGTGGTTTGTATTTGGGTTGTAAACTTTCTCATAACCAGATACACGTTCATTTTCACTAATTTTAGTATAGAATGGCATTAGACTAAGACCCTCAGTTAATTTATCAGCACGTAAATATGAACCATCTCTTAGTAAAAATTCATGGTCTGGGGTGGTATCAATATGAGTACCATTATCTAACGTTATTCTATATAACTCACTATTTTTTCTAGTCAAATCACACCAAACAATTTTACTTGGTAAAATATTTTTAGTTCCATCTTGAATTGAATAAGTCCAGATTTCTTTATCTGGAGTTTCTTTTAATTCCTTTGAAATCTCAATAATTGTTTTATTAGTCCCATTTAATAATGGAATTACACTATCTTTCCTTATTGGTAAATTTCTGGCCCACATTTGTAATGATGTGTGAATATCTAATCTATTTATGAATAAGTCTTCAAGAATTCTTTTAACCCTTTTACTACCAGAGTAAACGTTAATAACATCACCTTTATCATTTGGTGTTGTTGATTCTTCACTAAATACATCTAATGTAGCAGCAATTTCTGGATAAAATTCCATTGTTTCAAAATCTGAATAGGAACCAACTCTTGTAGTTTCATAATGAATAGCTTGTTGATATAACTCACCATCAACTCTAGACCACATACCAGCTAAGTACTTATCTTGTTGCGCTTGTAGTTTAGCTACATCGAACTCTTGTTTAGATTGAGTTCGTAATATTTCTTTACTGTTACCAAGAGAATATTTATTACTCCTTTTTTCAACATTTGGGTTTAAACCTTCTTTCCCAAAAGTGTTACTTAATCTTTGGAAAACTGTTTGTTTTTTTGCCATCTTAATTCTTTTTATTAATTATACTATATTTTTTAAATAAATCAATGTATTTTTATTATTTAGTACCGCTAAATAACCACATGTAATTACCTTTTGGGTCTTGCATATTTTTAGATACCTGTGGACTAAAGTTTGGTTTCTTAGCAGTTACTTTCTTTTTTCTATCAGCTTTAGATATAAATCCATTACGCTTTAAATCGTCATCTGTAACTCCAACTCTACCATCATTTCTAACCCATCCAGCCAACATAGCTTTAGTTTTAGCCTTAGCCTCTTTCAATTTTTTAAATGATGTTTCCATAACCCATAAAGCATACGCCAATGGCATAAGTAAATCATCGTGATACCCTTCCATGTGGTCAGCTTTTCCATTCTTAAATACAAATGTTCTCATCTCAGATGTCATCCTTTTAGAGCGTATTTTAATTGCATTTAACCTTACCATCTTTTCTAAATTTCTAATTATTGGTGCTCTCCTACCCGCAGTACAATTAAACCCAGGATATTTACCAATGTTACTTTCTTTAGGTGCTTTATTTGTTGCCCTTTCCATTGGTTTTGTTGATGTTTCATCATAATACAAATTTGGTGTACCTAAGTACTGGCATTGTGTTATAGTACCAACTCCCCAACCACCAGTTACATCAACTACTACTAATGCGTCATATATTCTAGCATATTCATCAACCAATGTACCTAATAAATCGGGTTGTAATTGACCTTCATATTCCATTACTTGTGTCATAGTTGTGAAATCAATCACAACAATTGTTGAATTATCTCCACCATCACCTCTAGCAACGTCAGCCGATAAAATATATTCATGACCTTCAATAGGTTCTTCCCAAATCCAAATTTCGTCTTTATCACCAGCTGTGTATAATGGTTCAGATACATTTTGTCTTTCTTGCATAATAATGTATTTATCGTCAATTACATTACCACCAGAACCAATAAATGATACATCAAGTTCTTGAGCAATCATTTTTTTGTCGTTGTTCATACCACGACACATTTCTCTATACCAACTTGAACTAGGTTTATAACCTTTATTCACCATATTTTCGTAATGGGTATAAACCTCCAATATACTTTCTTCAGAATCTCCGAAATTAATATATCTAATTTCTTCAATAACATCATCATTATTCTCTTCATGAATCCAAATAAGGTCTCTTACTTTGGTTTGTTGATTGGTTGTATATCTAGGGTCTTGATACCATTTCATCTCAATAATATGGAAATCATTTTTACCCTTTTTAGATTGTTCATATGTTTTATGATATAAAGCATCCATACCATTTGGGGTAGAAATTAATGTAGCTCTACCACCAGTACCTAAAGCAGTTAATGCGGCACCAAATACAATAGCACCATCATCAATAAAGGCTGCTTCATCCATTATTAACCATGTTGGTGTGAATCCCCTAAGCGCATCTTTAGATGTTGCAACCGCTTTAATTCTACTACCATTAGGTAATTTTATTTCTTTTTTAGATTCAACTGAATATATACTCTTACCTTCTTTTTCTGACGTACCATAATATTCATCACCCCAAACCCATCTTGGAAATTGAGAAATGAAATCTTTAATTTTATCTAAGAATTCAAACGCCATTTCCTGTTTGTTTGCAACAATCAAAATAGCTTCTGGGTTGTTAGGGTCAGCAAATACTGCTTTGGTTGCTGCATATGCAGCGGAAGTTGTGGATACACCAGCCTGTCTCGGCTTTGTAATCATAGTAAACCTATATTTTCTATACGCTTCTACGATTTGTATTTGTTTTGGAAACAATTTAAACTGCACAAAACCTTCTTGTGTTTTATCGAAAGTTTTAAGATATGTGCAAATTGCATATACTGGGTCTAATAAACACTCGGTATATTCATGTAATATTTCTGAACCTGTTAACATCCTTTTTTCTATATAAATATACTAAAACAGCCAATAAAGTGCAATAAATAAAAAGGCCCGTCATATGACGGGCCTTTAAAGTAAATTAAAATGTTTTTATAAGAACCAATTTTCAGTGTCTAAATTATCTAAATCTTCTGGGCCTAAATAATCATCGTCACTAATTCTATCAACTACATTGTCAAATTCATCGTTTCTTAATTCGTCTTTAATCTCAGTAAGAAATTCATTTATAAGTGCTTTACCTTTTCTAGAACCCATAAGCACTTCCCTAAAGGATTCGTGAAACTCATCAGCTGGTAATTCTACTAATTCAGTATATACATGATGTTTCAAACCGTAGTCTTCAGCTGGAATACAATTTAAAAATTTTTCCCATATTGGTGGGCCAAGTCTCATGTCCCAACTTTCAGCTTCCATAAAATCAGCTTTTTCCATTACGAATTGAGCTGTTTTAGGGTCTTTTGGTAAACCATGATATGAAAGTACCTCCATCACTCCTTTAACCATCTCGTGGATTAAAACAGGTAAACAAACAGCTTCTGCAATTATCTTTGGAACATCACCTTCTGTTTTAGGAAATTCTACATTAACTAGACCACCAATCATTCTAGAATTCTTACCTTTCACATCATCAGTAACCATATACATATAATCAGCACCAGTCATTAATTTAGAATATAGGTTAGGTAACAATGGATTTAATTCTACTAATTGTTCATCTAATAAATGAAACATATGATTTGTTTTCTTAGCAGCACCTTGAATTAATGCGTTAAGCATTCTACGTTTGTAAACTTCTTTATTAGCGTTAACTAATTCGTTATGGTCATCAAACTCAACAGTGGATTCTGATTCCATTCTAAGTTTACTCTTATCTACATTTAATGACATTTCAGTTGTTAACGTACCATCAAGTAATAAATCTTCTTCAGTGATATCGAACTCTTCCATAATTAATTGTTTAACCATCTCAATCAATTCATCTTTATGTTTTTCCTCAAGTTCAATTACTTTTCTCATACAAGCGGCTTGCTTTTGTATAATTTCATTAACATCAATACTTTCTTCACCATGATGCCTTTTATAGTTTTTTACAACATCACCAAATCTTTTAGACATTAATCTTTCTTCAAAATGCATATCATCATCTTCAGGAAAAGCTGGATGTGCGCCTAATGAATGTGAACGCTCTCTTAATTGTTTAGCCAAAGTAGGGTCCATCCTTTCAGCATGATTATCATCATACTTAATTCTACTTTCACTTAATCTTTTCGGTTTTTTTAATTCCTGTAAGGCTTTAAGTGCTAACTTTTTAATTTTATTATCGTCCATTATTTTTTATTTTTAATGTAATTAATTAAATCATTTTTCTTAATTCTAGGTTTAATATTTTCACCTAATTTAATTTTAGGTGATTTAGAATTTTTTAATTCTTCCATTAACTTATCAAAATCTTCGCCATAAACTCCATATTCTTCACCCCTTTCCATTTTTTCTTCATCTGGAATTTCTGGTAAATCATCTTCACCACCTTCAGTAGTCAACTCAATTGTTGAATCAACACCATCAGTTTTAGAGGCTTGTTTTGCTTTATCTACCGCATTTTGGTCATCAGCTGTTACTGAATAAGTCATTGACTCTTCATTTTCAGAAATTAATTTACGTAATTTTTCTTTAGTTACTACCTTTTTATTCATTTTCTATTTCGATTTTATAATCCATTACCACATCTTTTTCATATAAAAGGTCGGCAACTTTTTTTATTTCCATCCCGAATGGGAATACTAATCTTTTATCTGGGTATTCTTCTAACCCATCTATATTTTCCCAAGCTAATGGAATTATATTATCTAAAGCATCATACATTGAAAATTGTTCATTGTCTTGTGCAACATGTAATTCAAATTCCGATTCAATTTTACCCACTTGAACTATTAAGTTATCAAATGGTGCTTCAGGGTTACTACTTGCTGGGTATGAATCCCAACCTTCACCATCAACGTTCTCTACAGTATCACTAAAAATAAATTCATAAAAATATTTATTAGCGTGATTGTAACCAATCTTATGAACATATATTAAATATAAATTATCCATTATACTTCTTCTATTTCAGGTTTATCACCATCAGTAAATACTGGTGCGTCAAAATTCTCAGGGTTACCAAATTTAGATACGTTTATTAAATATTGTTTACCATTATCTAAGATATCAGTTTGATATGCAAATACATAAGGTTCATCATAAGCTAACGGTTTTTCAACCACCTCACCAGTGTTAATAAAATTAACCCCATTAAATCTAACACCATCAACATCAAATACTAATGATACTAAATTTCCATCTTCAGAAAATTCACTATTATTTATAAATTGAACTCCACCTTCAGCTTTTGGTTTAGGGTCTGGTAATTGTTCTGGAATAATTGTCCATGGTTTAGACCTTCTAGTAGACCTTTTCGGTTCAACTACAGGTTTAATTTGTGGTTTAACCACTGGTTGAACGTCCGTTGTCATAAATGTTTCTTTAACCATTTCTTTAATTCTTTGATTTAACATACTATCATTTTCATCAGATTCAAGAGTTATATATTTATTTTCTTCCATACCTTCATCATCAACACCTAAAAATGCATCTTGAAATACAGTGTTACCATTACCATTTGGATTATGTTCAGTAATTTCCTTAACATCAGCTAAAGTAACGTTAATCATTTCTTTAGTCTTAGGCATTTGAACAATAACGTCATTCCCGTCAATTTTCTTAACGATACCCATTTCTTTTCTGTTGGTAACGTAAACCTTCTTGTTTAATAAGTCGTCAGTGCTTTTTTTTTCTAAAACACTTTCTTCCATATCAATATTATCTAAATCTAATGGTTCGTCACTTGGTAATTCTTCACCACCCTCAACATCAGCCTCTGCTGGTTCATCATTTTTTTTACCAGTACCATCAGTTGTAGATGATTTTACCTTTTGAATAATATCAGCTTGGTCTTGTTGGTCCATTTCACCTGAATTAGTTGCAGATAACACAGAATTAATTGCAAACTTTTCTAAGTCATAATCAGGTGCACCTAAATCTTCCGTATATTTTCTTAGGCTTTGACCTAATTTACCAGATAATTGTTGTATGTATTTTTCAGGACTGTCTTCTTCGTTAGCTTCTACACCAGCATCAAATGGTTCATCGTTAAATGGTTTATCACTTTCTGGTTCACCCATTGGGTCTTCCATTGGTTGAGCATCTGGAAGTTCATCAAAACCACCCTCATCGTTACTAGGAACAGAAGAACCCATATCCTGAGCTTGTGGTTCAGGAGATGGGTCATCTAATTTTAACTTAAACTTAGTTTCAGTTATACTTTTTTTTTTGAGCTTTGTTCTCCCTCTTTGATTTTACCTATTGCGGTAGTAATCTTAAGTTTGTTTGTTTCTTCTTCTTTAATTTCACGGATGATTCTGTCAATCATTTTTTCAGTTTCATTCAATTCAACATCATCACCTTCATCTACAGTTTCAGTTTCACCTTCTTCTACTACTGGTGGAGTATCCACATCTGGGTTACCATCTTCACCCTCATCACCGATGATTTCTTCTTCATGACCATCATTTTTACCAATTTCCTTAACAGTACCTAATGTAGTATCAGGTTGACTAGATTTTGGTTTTTCTGAGTAAGACTCAAATGATTCAGATAATAAGTTATCATTTTTTAAGATATTGATAACATCAGATTTACCTAATGCTTCATTAAGACTAATGAATTTAAGGTTTAATTGTTTTGTAGCTTGAGAATAACTATCGAAAGATTTATCAGTTTTGTTTTGTAAACCACCAATATAATTGAAATCTTCAGCTATAAGATTTTCAGTTTTATCAGATATTTTAATAAAATACTTATGATTTTCTCTAACAATACCATACACTTTTCCGTCAGGACCCTTTTTAGTTAATTCTACAACTGACCTATTTGTGTTTTCATTTACAGGTGCCATTCCCATAAGAGACCTCATTCTACTAACTTGGTCATTACCTTTCAATCCAGTTGGCTTAACGCTATTATATTTTTTCATTTATATTTTAAGTTTAATTATCCGTTTATTACAGAAGGTGCTATTAATTTTTGTCTACCTAATACAAAAACATTAGCAGTTGCACTAATATTTTTTACTAATATAGGTAATGTGCTTCCAGCAGCCATAGAGACTATAACCGCATTAATTGTAGGTGTTGCAGCCGAACTAGCATATACTTGAATATATGTGTATCCAGTAAAATCAGCGTTTGATGCTGCATGTATCACTTCATTCATAATTGTACCTTTTCTTATATAAATATATAAAAAAAGATAAAAAAACCGTTATTAGTATTCTAATATAACTTTTGTTGGTCTAATATTTAATTTTATTTCAAGTATTGAATCATTTGAATATTCTAAATCGCCAAAATCAAACGTTTCAACAATACCTTTAATATTCCATTTTTCAACTGTAACTCCACTTGCATCCAATATTTCCAAATCATATTTAACTTTAGCTTTACCACCTTTACCCGCTAATCTGCAAGCATTAAATAAAATTTTAGAAGTTGGTGAACCTATAATATCACGTAGATTAATCTCAATATTTTCCCATCTACCTTTTGACATTATAGAATAACTATTAGCGTTATTTATATTTGTTGTATCTCCACTAGCACTCCATTTAGGTCTAGATGTTTTAGATATAGCCCAAACTGGTACACCTTTATAATCACCCTTAAACCTAACTAACCATCTATTAGATAATTTTGGCTCATAAGGTATTGGCATTTTTAATAATAATTCGCTCATAATAAAACTGTTTTTATTATAAATATGAAAAACCTAACTTTCATATACCAACCCATAGTTTTTGTTTTTAATTTGATAATGGTGCTTTTATTCTTGGGTGTGATTTATAACCAATCAATTCAAAGTGGTCTAACGTCAATTCTTCAATGGTTTCAAAAGGTTTTATATTTACTTTTGGTAATTCAAAACCCACCCTTCCTATTTGTTCTTTAGCTTGGTCAATATGGTTGTTATATAAATGTGTATCACCCAAATTACCAATTATTTCTAATGGTACCATGTTAACTTCTTTAGCTATTATTTCCAATAATAAAGCATATGAGGCAATATTAAATGGTAAACCTAAAAATGTATCTACTGAACGTTGATTCCACATTAAAGATATTCCTTTAGTTTTAAACCCACCTTCTTGTGCATATTGATTAAAACTTTTACCTTTAGGACAATAACAAGCTATGTCTTGCCACAATTCGTGTGAATAATAATTTGTAAATTCATCATAAGTTAAATCTCTAGTCCAAAATTGAAAGAAGTTATGGCATGGTGGTAAAGTCATTTTATCTAAATCACCTACATTCCAAGCTGAAACAATGTTTCTTCTTGAATCTGGGTCGATTTTTAGTAACTCTATCGAATTTTTGATTTGGTCAACCACTCTAAGTTCACCATAACCATCTTCACCATCGACAGACTCAACATGATAATCAATATCAGTGTCACTAAATTTTAAACCTTCACTATAATATAACCAATTTCTCCATTGTTTACCATAGATAGGACCTAAATCCCCCCACTGTTCAGCAAACGTATCATTGGTTTTAATCTCTTCAATGAATCGTTTTTTATCAAACCATGCACCATGTTTTCCACGTTCCATTTCAGATGCATATCTCTTATACGCATCCCCATTCCAAATATTACAACCACGGTCTACTAACCATTTGATGTTAGTTTCACCACGTAGAAACCATAGTAATTCAACTACCATGGACTTCCAAGCCATCTTCTTTGTGGTTAATAATGGAAACCCTTCTGACATATCATGTCTTAATTGTCTTCCAAAGACAGAAATGGTACCAGTACCCGTTCTATCACCTTTACTAACACCATTATCTATAATGTCTTGTTGTAGGTCTGTATATTTTTTATCTATACTATTTCTCATATAATTTTTGATATAATTCTGAGTCTACGATTATATTATTTTTAGTTTTTGGGTCACCTGTTATTTCCTCAGTTAAATATTCGTGAATAAGTTGATTAACGGGAACATAATTCGTATCACAGTCAGTGTAATGTAGATGTTCAAATGCCAATTCTAAACTTTTTTTATCAGCTTCTGTTGGAACCACGATTTTATATTTAGCCCAATTAACATCCTCTTTATCATCATATGTCTCCATAGTGATTTCTTTTTCTTCAGCTCTTTTCTTTTTGAACTCTTCAACAAACTTTTTCATTTGTTGTTTTTCATGCTCAATCATTGCAGATTCAGCTTTCCCTTTTTTCCAATCATTTTTACTCATGTTCTTTTACGTGTTTTTTTAATTGCGTTAATAAATCTTTAAGAATGTGACCTAGTGATTCAGCTGGTAACTGTTCAATCATATCTAATGTAAGTCTGTATTGAGATTTGAAAAGTTTATCATCACCTTCATACATTCTAATTTTACATTGAAAATCTACATTAGCTAATTTATATTTAGATGCAAACCATTCACTTTGGTCTTTAACTTCCGACATTACGGGTTGTTCTAATGATACTGGAATTTTATTTTCATTAACAAATTTTAATAATTTATCATATTCATGTACTTCATAAAAATACTCACCAAGAACCCCATCTTCAGGATGGAGTTCGGTGAGATAATGTAGTTTTTCATCTTCCAGAAACTGGTAGTGCCAAGTATTCATTAGTTTAATTTTTCGAAATAAATTTTTCCTTGGTCCATTAATCTTTTAAATAAAACCAAATCAAACCCTTCACTTTCCCCAAGTTTTAAAGCATCAGCTTTAATCTCACCTTGAAAATCCTTTAAGTTATTTTGTTTAATAGCGTTGATTTTCTCAGCTAAAATTTCACTATCAACATCCTCAAGCCTAGAAAAGGCGTAATTTGGTTTAATTAATGAATTAAGGACTTTACCTTGACTTTCAGCCATTTCAAATCTCATGTAATCACTAGCCGAAACATTATCATACTTATACACACCACCATTTTTAAATGTGATGATTAAATCTTTACTTAACTGGTCGTACTCTGACACCAATAGGTTTGATGAATTGTAGTGACTCACTACAGCTTCATTCGTTACTTGTTTTCTAATTAACATATCTTTTGTTTTTATCTTACAACAAATATACTATAAAAAAAAGGAAAAAACAACTTGTTTATTAAATATTTTATAGTATATTTGCTGTAAGAATATTATAGATTATATGAAATTAACTACAACGTTAAGTGAAATAATGAAAAAGGCTAAAGAACAAGCCAAAGATTATGAAGATAATAAACTAAGACCAGAACATGTAGTTTTATCTTTTATACTTCACGAAGATAACGATATTTTAAAAATACTAAAAATAAGTAACTTTGACATGGATACATTATATGAACAGATTGATTCTCTTCTAACTAATAATGCAATTAATTCCAACAGAGCTTATTCTTCGAATACTGAATTACTACCAAGTGACGAATGTAAGTTTATGATAAATCAAATGAAAAGGGAATCAGACCTTATGAAGGATGCTTTCATTAATGAAAAACATTTAATGTTAGCGATATTAAAAACAAAATGTGATGCTCAAATAATATTTACTAGACTAAAACTAAATTATATAAATTTTAAAGAAATGATGGAAAAAGAAGAAAATAAAAATGAATTTGAAGAGCCGAATAACTTTGATGATATACCTTTAAACCCTAGAAAGCAAAATCCCAAAAAAAAACGCACTGGTTCTTCAACTGAAGTTCTAGATAATTTTTGTAGAGATATTTCTAAGGCTGCCGCTGAACAAAGAATTGACCCAGTGGTTGGGAGAGGTGATGAAATCAAAAGAGTTACTTCAATTCTTGCAAGGAGAAAGAAAAATAATCCAGTATTAATAGGTGAAGCTGGTGTTGGTAAAACATCAATTGTTGAAGGACTTGCACTTTTAATTAACAGTGGTGACGCACCAAGACCATTACTAGGAAAAAGAATATTCTCACTAGATTTGGCATCTATTGTAGCTGGTACTAAATATCGTGGCCAATTCGAAGAAAGAATGAAAGCTATTCTTGAAGAATTAACAGATAACCCAGATGTTATTTTATTCATCGATGAATTACATACCATAGTAGGTGCTGGCGGTGCCTCTGGTTCGTTAGATGCATCAAATATCTTCAAACCAGCCCTTGCAAGGGGTGAGATTCAAGTAATTGGTGCAACAACCTTCGATGAATATAGAGAAAACATCGAGAAAGATGGTGCATTAACTAGAAGATTTCAAGAAGTATTAATTAGAGAACCATCTTTAAATGAAACTAAAACAATATTGATGAACATTAAAGGTAACTACGAAAAGTACCATAAAGTTAGTTATAATGAAGAAGTAGTTGATTTAATGATTAAATTAGCTGATAGATACATCTCTGATAGAGCAATGCCTGATAAAGCTATTGATATTCTTGATGAAACTGGTGCATTTACTAACATTGATATTAAATTACCAAAAAAAATAAAAGAAACTAAAAATAAAATTGAAAAAATTAGGTCTACCATGAAACAGGTAATCCTTCAACAAGACTTTGAGGATGCAGCTAAACTTAAAAATGATAGAGAACGTTTAGAATATGAGTTAGAAGAAATGATGACTAAGTGGGATGGTGATAATGAAAGTAAATTTACTGAAATTACCACTGAAATGGTAGAACGAGTAATTTCAGTAATGACTGGAATTCCATTAACTAAACTAACTTCGGTTGAAAGTAATTCACTTATGAACCTTGAAGATGATATGAAAGATTCTGTTATCGGTCAACCACAAGCAGTTGAGAAGATTTCTAAAGCTATTAGAAGAAGTAGATTAGGGATTAGAGATAAAGATAAACCGATTGGTTCATTTATCTTCTTAGGTCCAACTGGTGTTGGTAAAACATTCTTAGCCAAAGTGATTGCTGAACATGTGTTTGGTGACTCAGAAGCTCTTATTAGGGTAGATATGTCAGAATATATGGAAAAATTCTCAATGACTAAATTAATTGGAGCACCACCAGGATATGTGGGTTATGGTGAAGGTGGTAAATTAACTGAACAAGTTAGACGTAGACCTTATTCTGTGGTACTTTTAGATGAAATCGAGAAAGCTCACCCAGATATCTTCAACATTTTATTACAAATATTAGATGAAGGTTATGTAAGTGACAGTAATGATAGAAAAATTGATTTCAAAAATACTATAATTATAATGACATCAAACATTGGTGTTAAAGAGTTAAGTAGTTTTGGTAAAGGTATTGGATATGAAACTAAAAACTCTATTGTTAATGAAGATAATCGTGCTAAATCAATTATTAAAAAAGCTTTAAAGGATAAATTTAGACCTGAATTCTTAAATAGAATTGATGAGACTCTCATATTTAATTCTTTACATCAAGAAGATATTAATTTAATTATTAAAAATGAGATTAAAAAAGTTGAGGATAGAATGCTAGAACTTAAATTTAAACTTCAAGTGAATAAAACAGCAATGGATTATGTCGCTAAAGAAGGTTATGATAAGGAATATGGTGCAAGACCACTTAAAAGGGCAATTCAAAAATATATCGAAGACCCGATAACGGATGAAGTAATGGATGGAAACCTAAAAGAAGGTGGTACTATTAAACTTTCTTATACTTCTAAGGATGGGATAAAGACGAAAGTCGTCAATCCGAAATAAAAAAAATCTTAAAAGCACCTAATTTTAGGTGCTTTTTCTATATTTATAATATATAGAACAGATAAGATTTAAAAATATGTCAAACCTAACACCAAAACAACATATATTAATAGAAGAATTTAAGGATGACCTTGAGTTTTATAAAGATGAACTTGAAGCGCAAATTGGCAATCAAAAAATACAAATGATTGTTGGCGGTGTATTGGCTATTTTAATGGCTGGTATCATTATAATAAAACCTGATTTTCTTACTGAATTAGAAAACATGTCAGAGTCTATTAATAGGCTTGCTACTATTGTTGGTGAAACATTACCTGTTGCATTTATAACAAAATCCTTCAATCATTCTAAAACAACCAAAAAGAAATTACAAGGGTTGAGAATTTTTGATAAATCAATAAAAAGAATGGAACATGCAATTGTTCCTAATTCAGAAACCGATATAATAGACCTTGAAGAGGAATTAGCTATTTATATTAATACTTAAAAGTTATTATGAGCGATATTAAAGAATTAATTAGAGAAAATAATAGAAATGCTAAAAAAAGTAGAATGATAAATAATATCTTATGGGGTATTGTATCAATACTAGTTGCCGTTTCATTTTACGCATCATTTAATGCCTTAGCAGCTAAAGCTGAAGCTGTACAAGAAAAAGAAGCTAAGGAATTGGCTTTGGTTGAGAAACAAATTTCATTAGTATTAGCTGATAGCCTTAGAATAGTTGCCGAAGGTCTTGTTGATGATTTAAAAATCTCAGAAGAAAACCTTCAAGGTGAAAAAAATAAATTAGAATTATTTAAAACCAAATACGACTCAATTAGACAAATAACTCTTAATCAAACTGATGACCTTTGGGAATATGCCATGAGAGAAAATACTATTGAATCATACACTGATTATGTTAAAATTAAAGGTATGAGTGATAATGTGGTGGATAAAATAAAAAGTTTATTACAAAATACTGGGTATGTACAAATTGAAGAATCAAATGGTAATATGTTAATATCACCAATCAGTAGAGAATTCGGACTTTGGAAAGGTAATTCAGCACGTAGTATTAGAAATGGTGTTATCGGAAATAGCGCATACAATAATCAAACACGTAACGGTGATGTTATATTAAAAGAACAACCATTTGTTATTCTAGAAGATAGTATTATGAGTGGTAGAGCAAGATGGGCTAAAATAGCATATTAAAAATGAGTAGTGTTTGGTATCATGGAACACCCGATGTAAGGGAGTTGGAAAAAGAAGGTGGTTTCACAGCTAGAAATATTTCTGTTGATTATATTAATGATTTAGATGGATATTATGATATTCAAACTAAATTAAAACAAAGTAGGGAAGCTGGGGACGATAAGGCTTATTGGAAGTATTTGGATATTATGTCTAAGTTCAAAGCTAAATTTGACATGAGAAAACCAATCTTCCTATCCAATATTAATTCTGTAGCTAGAACATATGCTGATGATAGAAGGGCTTTTGATTACCAAAATACAAAACCAAAATTATTAAAGGTTAATGTTGCTGATGGTAATGTAGTTACAATTGTAGCAACTGGTGATAGATTTAGATTTATTAGTACTGATAAGGTTAGACGTGGTTTTATAAACTCAGGTATTTCTCAAAATGATATTGATGAAGCAATTAAAAAATTTGCATACTACCAAAAGTCTGACAGTGGTCTTAAAACTGATGTGGTTGCAGTTCTGGGTGAATGGTTTGGATTTGATTATGTGGATGTAGTAGGAGTCTTGGATTCTTATGAAGGTGGCTCAATAAAATCAACAGTTAGAATGGTATTCGACCCAAAAAATATAAAAGTATTAAATATGAATGAGAATAATAAAAATTTAGACGAATCATTTGAAGAATATTCAAATGATGCTTTAACTGATATGATTGTTAATTTATCAAGATATGAAGGGAATGAAGAATCCATTCAAAGAGTTAAAAAAGAATTAAATAGGCGTAAAGGCATTTCTGAAAGTGATAAAAAATATGGTAGCAAAGTTTTTGACCCTAAAAGTGATAAAATACCAGGTGGTTTAGCTGACACTAAATCAGTTGAAGATATTGCTAAGAAACATGACGTTTCAATTGATGTAATCAATAAAGCAATAACAAAGGGTGTTAAGGTTGAATTAGAACATACATCTGATAAGGATGTTGCTTATGAAATAGCTAAAGACCATATTTTTGAGAACCCTAAATATTATGAAGGATTGGCTAAAATGGAAAAGAGTTTAGATGAAACTAAATTAATCATAAAAAAACTTATTAAAGAAAAGGTGGATTTAATGATAACTGATGAAACACCTGACACAATTTCTATATTAGTTGAGTTTAATGATAGAAATGCTGGTATTATCGTGGTAACATCTTCACCTAAAGATGATAAAGTACTGGAACTTGTAGATATGAAATTCAAAGAAGGATATGAAGAACTACATATAATGAAAGAAGCTTTAAATGGTTTATGGCAACTATTCAATGAAATAAACTCAATTATCGTGGCCCCAAAACCAGAATCAATCGAATTCTGGAACAAGATGGGTTTCCAAAGAATCTCCCCCAATTATTTAATTTCAAATAGAGGACATTAAAACTTGTTTTTTTAAATTATTTTCTGTATGTTTGTTCTAAATATAATTAATGGACAGAGATAAAGTATTTGTAGAACTTATTAAAGGGTTATTATCTAACCCTAGTTTGGTTAAGGATAAGTATGTTTTAAATTATGATAGCTCAAGAAACAGTATTATTGATATGGCTAAAGCTATGACTAATTTAGCAATGGTAGCAATAAGAGAAATTAAAGACGAAGACGAAATATGAAAAATTTACCAAAAGGAATGATTGCCGATAGAGATAATAACGTTTACTACGATACAGAAAAAAGTAGATTTTATATTATTGCTTGGGAAGATGGTGGTAATAACGACATAGCAGTAAGACATTATATAAAATAATATGAATAAAACAACAATAGAAATTACTTTAGATTGGTATCAAACTTTAAAACGTAAGAATAATTCTAAAATTAAACTTACTGAATATCAAGATGGTGTACCATCAAAAATGAAATACATTAGAGGGTAAGTCAAGATTTAACCCAAAAACAAAATGAAAATTAAAGAAGAAATAGAAATTGAGTTAACCCCCCAAAGAAGCTGAAAAAATCATTATAAAACATTTTAGTGATAAGTATAATATTGAAAATGTATACTTCAATGTAAGTACTGTTTATTATGGTTATGACGATTATGGAAGTTCTGAAGTAACATATGTTAAATGTGTAGGTAAAAAAAAATAAAATGACAACAACAGAAATTAAAAAAGCTTTATACAAGCAAAAACCAATAGCAAATTTAACTATGATTAGAGTTGGAGTTGCTTATTATACAACTATGTTAGATGATGGTGCGATAGTAACATTTGAAATACCAATATCTGATATGGGTTCAACAGATTTCTTTCCAACTATGGAAGGGAAGTTATTAAATAGATGGATTGTAAATGAAGATTAAAACGCTATTATGGCTCGATGATTATCGTAGTCCAAAATATAATTCTTTCTTAGATAAATTCTGCCCTGAATTTGTTGCCGATAGAATGAATATGGATGTAGTAATTTGGGTTAAAACCTTTGAAGAATTCGAACAATGGATAATTCACAACGGATTACCACATAAGATTTCGTTTGACCATGACTTAGCCGATGAACACTACGCTCCAGAAGAGAGATATGGTGATTATAATGATTGGTCCAAAGAACAAGACTTCCAAGAGAAAACTGGAATGGATGCGGCCAAATGGTTAGTTGATTATTGTTTAGATTATAATAAAGAATTACCACTGTGGTCAGTACATAGTGCTAATCCATCTGGTGCTGAAAATATAATCAAATTATTATTGAATTTTATGAAACATCAAGATAAATTTTTAGAAGAAGAATGATATTTTACTTAAGAGATAAAGACAATAAAACATTATTTGAAGTTGAAGTATGGGTAAAGACAGAATATGAACCCAACTTAAAATACAGCTATGTTGAATTACAACCTAGTGTTAACATTTCTAACTATTCAAATTTTTTACTTAGTAACCCTAAGAAACAGAAAAAAATTATTAGTGATTTTGATAACCTTAGTGAACTTAGAGGTTGGTTATGGGAAAGATTTTTCATGACTGGTAAAAACGATGGAACACAAATCGATGATATAATTGATAAAGTAAAAGTTATTCTAGGGAAAGTCGTTAGAGATTATAATTTAGTTTTAATAGCAGATTAATATGTTAACGCAAGAAATTCTTAAAGAACTAGAATTAATCAATTACGATTTCAACGATAAATGTGATGACCTATATGGATTTAAATATGAAACCAATGGGTATTATGAAGCTATTCTATTTGGTGAACATGTTTTATGGGATGGTGAAGATTTACGTGAAAATGAAGATGAAACTGTTATAGAGTGTGTTAAAAGACGTTTCAATGATTTTTTGGATGAGATAAATCAATGTAGATATCTAGATGTTCCACCATCTGATAGAAAATCAAACAAAGATATTTATCATGCCTTCGATGAAATTGTTAGCGATTTAACTGATAGAAGTGGTTTTGATGATGTTTGGAACAATTTGGATAGTGATACCTACCAAGAAATTATGGATAAATGGTTTAACATACTTAAAAAATTTATATAATGGACATTAAAAAAGATATAGAATTTTTAGAACAAATATATATGGTAAATGAAGATTACCCTGAAACTAATCCATGGAGAAAAACTGTGCCTCTTAAATTAGTTTTAGCTATTCTTGAAAAATATAAATAATGAATGGTTTTGAAGCATACGCACCAAATAAAGAGCCAGCACCTGATGATTTATTAGAAGAATCGATTGAATCTAAAGGACTATATGGAGATTGTCCTAAATGTAGAGAACCCTTCAATGATTCTGATGTTTACATAGTAAATAATTCTAAGTGGCCAAGATATTATAATTGGAAATTATTTCAATCGGATTGGGGTGATACTTACACATGGACCGAGTTTCATAGATGTAATAGGTGTGCAACAATATTTAGATTTGAAGGAGGAAATTAACTTCTCTTTGGATAAGGTTTAATCATATGCTCAATCTGTTTCTTCAAGAATCTCTTATTATTCTTACTACCTAAAAAATAAAAGTATCTATGTTTATTAAATTGTGGTATGAATTCGGCATCTGGGAAGTGTTTTAAAATCTCTTCCTTTCTCTGACTACCAATTTTAGTTCTCATAGCTCTAGGGCCATAAATCTTACCATTAATTCTAACACCAAACCTATCTCTTGGATTCTTATTCTTTATCTTTGGATTATTCTCACGCATACTACCAATGTATGTGAAATTACAAGCCTGATATATGGTACCAATTTCACCAGCTGCTTGGTCAATTGTAGCGGTTATCACATCATATTCCTTTGGAAGTTGCTTTATACTTTCCATAATTAACTTACTGCCAGAATGTGGATGTGCCCAATGAACACAAACACCTCTACTCAATAAAAGCATACGTCCAGTATAATAATATTTATCCCAATGACCTAAATTTTCAATGTAATCAGTACCAAATACTGTAACACCAGCGCAAACATCGTCATAGAAGATGCCAAACTGGTATTTGCTGAACGCTGGCATACAACCTAACCATTCATATTCCTCAACAATTTTCTTCGCTAAGGAACGCTCTATTGGTTTCACCACTGCATTTGAAATATCCCTGTTGATGGATTCCCAAATTGGTATTTCCCCAGATTGTTTTTCTTCTAGTTCTTTTTGTTCCCTAATAACTCTTTGATGTGCCTTCCCTACAGGTAGAATAATTTTATCTTTCATGAAAAAAAGATAAAACAATTTTAAAATAAGTAAATAAAAAAAACCATCTGAAGAGACGGTTTTAATTATTATAATCTATTAGATTATATTTTTTTAATACTGTTGATTTTAGCTCCCTTAGCTTGTAAAGCTCTTAACTGAGATTCAGTTACTCTTTTCTTAATAGGTTTAGAAACTTTTTTGGTTTCAGCTGGAACTAAATTTCTTTCGACTATAGTTGCTTCAACAATATCGTTAATCATATCAACAAGTTTTGACTCGTTAATTTTAATTACTTTTGTGTTTTTATCTGTCATGACATTAGTATTTTAATATAAATATCTATAAATAATATAAAATACAACATTTATTTCATTTTTTTAACCATTACCATAACCATTACCACCACCATCACCATTACCAGAACCATCACCATTACCATAACCATAACCATAACCATAACCATCACCCCAACCATTACCACCATTACCATCACCATTACCATAACCAGAACCATTACCATAACCATAACCAGAACCTCTACCATAACCTCTACCATAACCATAACCACCAGAACCAGAACCAGAACCATCACCAGAACCAGAACTAACACCATTACCATAACCATAACCATAACCAGAACCATTACCTCTTGAAATCTTTATATTCATATGTTTTATTTTTTAACCATTACCATCACCATAACCTCTACCATCACCATTACCATAACCACCAACACCTCTACCCCAACCAGTACCAGAACCAGAACCATTACCATTACCAGAACCATCACCATAACCAGAACCTCTACCATAACCATAACCACAAGAACCAAAACCATTACCATCACCCCAACCAGAACCAGAACCATCACCAGAACCAGCACCATAACCATAACCAGAACCATTACCATTACCTCTTGAAATCTTTATATTCATATGTTTTATTTTTTAACCTATACCAGAACCATTACCAGAACCATCACCAGAACCATTACCATCACCAGAACCTCTACCATAACCATTACCATTACCATTACCATCACCCCAACCAGAACCAGAACCATCACCAGAACCAGAACCATTACCATTACCATAACCATAACCATAACCACCATAACCATTACCAGAACCATCACCATCACCATCACCCCAACCATTACCACCATCACCATTACCCTCACCTCTTGAAATCTTTATATTCATATGTTTTATTTTTTAACCATTACCATCACCATAACCATAACCACAAGAACCATCACCCCAACCAGTACCAGTACCAGAACCAGAACCATAACCAGAACCTCTACCATAACCTCTTGAAATCTTTATATTCATATGTTTTATTTTTTAACCTATACCATAACCATAACCTCTACCATTACCAGAACCTCTACCATTACCATAACCATCACCCCAACCATTACCATTACCATTACCACAACCATAACCAGAACCAGAAGCAGTACCAGAACCATTACCATAACCAGAACCATTACCTCTACCAGAACCATAACCAGAACCACAAGCAGTACCCTTTGAAATCTTTATATTCATATGTTTCTTATATTATTACAAATATACAAAAATTAATTTGATTTACCTTAAAATTGGGAATAAAAAAGCACCCATTGGGTGCTTTTTATGATTATCCTCCATTACAGAGCCTGTCGGCTCCCGAACTTGCGGCATATGCGTCGGGCTTAATTTTATATGTAAAGTTCATACCTTTACAGAAACCTACAACCTCTGTAAGAGCAACATTAGATGCCCACATTGGGTTAGGATTAACATCAGCATGGATTTCCATGTCAATATCATATAATTCAACTAAATCAAGTATATGAAAACAAACATTAATAGACATTTGAACTTCTTTTAACATCCTTTCTCTTATAGTAGGTTTTCGTTTTTCAGTGAAAACACCAGAAATTACTTTAGCCCCAATACCTTTATAAACAATATTACCACCACCCATATTAACGGGGGATTTCATTTCAATTATAATAGCAGTTGCGTATTTAAACCCTTTACCATTTTTTTGTGAATCCGTACCAACACAGATTTTAAGTTTATTACCTATTTCGTGTTGCTCATCGATTATTTTTTCTAAATAATCAACTAATGGTTCCTTGATATCACCGTGGTGTACCCTCTTCCAAATCATGTCTTTTAATTCCATTTCTTTTTTATTTATAATTAACTAAATGAATAAATAAAAACAAAAGAGGGTATGTAGTTATTTACTCATTATTTTATCGAATTGATTTACAATTATACTAGGAAATAATTCACTAGCCTCTTCAAACAATTCATTATCAACTGATAAAATTTCCAGTGAACCACCGTTAGCTTTATCTAATTGACCTAATTCTTCAGGTAAACCCTTTATCGAGTTACCAGTTAAAGATAATACCCTTAACTTTTTTAAATTACCAATAGTCTTGGGTATAGTTTTTAATTTATTATTAGTTAACGTTAACATAGTTAACTCTTTTAATGCTCCCACACTTGGGTCTATTCTTTCTAACTTACAATTAACTAAATATAATAATTTTAAGTTACTAAATTTACTAATATCTGGGGTTTCAGATATATTAAATCCATGAAACCTTAATTGTTTAGTGTCATCTGGATATATCTCAAATATTACATCAACAAATCCAAATTCGAATAACGCATTTATATACTTGTTATTTAATTTATTAAATTTACACTCCATGGTCAATTTAACCAATGAATTGTAAAAGTATTTTTTTAACCCAATATTACCACTAATCAACGATGGAATATCTTTAATTCTTCCATCTTTTCTGTTCATAAATTGACCACTTTCAAAATGAAATTGATAAATATCATCAGTTTTATTAGGATTACCATCTTCTAACAAATATGTTTTAAAAATAAGTACATGTAATGTACTCTTTTTTCCCGTTGGTGTTTTATAATTCTTAATATAACTCTTATGAGTATCTTTATTAGATGTGGTACACCAATTGGTTAATTTTGCAAATAACCTACTAGCTTTAATCGTAATTGGATTGAAAATTATTACATATCTATCTTCGTAAGGAATGGCACCATGCTTTAACTTGGCCATAATCCTAATATCCCTTTCCAATTTACTAACGTCCTTTTCAATAAAAGGGTCAACTGCATCAAATAATTGGGATAAATCCCTATACTGATTAATATCTGATGGGTCAGTAATATTAGCAAACGCTAAATTACGTCTGCACATTGCTTTAAACTTTGGTTTATGTCTATTCTTATGAAATACCTCAAGATAATCAGAAGCTAACCATAAATCCTCGCTAACAAACATTAACGCTTGCATTAATTCATTCTCTTTTATCAATCTAGTAAATGTCGTCAACATCCATTGAACATATTCTTTATGTTCAGTCGGGTCGTTTTGAACAACATCAATAAAAACAAAATCAGCAATCCTAATTTTCTTTGGAACCTTAGCACCAGTATTTTTTAATAAACGTTGGTTAAATGTATATAAAGCATATAACTGGTTTTCACCAGTGTCCTTTATATTATATAAATGTTCATACTGTTCATTATTTGACAAGTAAAAGTCTTTCTTAACCAATTTATCAAGGTCTTCATCATCGAAGACATCAAATTTCTTAGCCAAAAATTCGATACGTTTAATAGGATTTTTTTGTTTACTCAAAACAATTTACTCTTTAATTTACAAATATATACAAAAAAATCGGAATAAACAAACGTTTAGTCAAATAATTTCATAATGTCTTTATCAATAAAATAACTAATCTGCCCTAATAAATAACCTAATGTGGGTTTAGATTCTTCCCTTGTGATTAATTCTTCTAATATTAAATTAGGGCATTCACCAACGCAAATTCTAATCTCAAACTCATCATATAAATGTTGATAACCTAAATCAATAAACTCCCCAAGGACTTCATTGTAAGTTATGATACGGTCAATTTCAATATCAGTGAATAATTTATTAATGGAACTGCTTCTAAAAGCTTCGTGAATTCTACCTGAGAACTTGTCTCCCAAGGTAGTAAGGTTTTGATTTTTAAATTTCATACTATTACCTTTTTTAAGTTATAGATAAATATCAAATCAATATCCTAAACATCAATAAAATTTACTTTTATTTATAAAAAAAACCTATCGTTTATAAATAAATGATAGGCTAGATTATAGTTAATTGATTAACTTATTTTTTCCGTCTCATACCCGTCTCTTTATCATAATCACCATAATACCAACCTTCAATACAATCATTTATTTCCGACTTGCTAATTCCAGCAAATTTATGAGTAATATAATCAGCTAATGCCTGTGGCGTAATCGATGACCCATCAATCTTTTTATTGATTAATGGTTGATTATAAAATTCATTAGCCATCTTCTTAACTCCCATTGATGGCTCATAGTCAACATCCAAGAATTCGTGAATCTTATTTTTCAATCTGACATTAGCCATATTCTCACTAACATAGTTACTGATGATACCTAATTGCCTTTTATTTATGATTAATTTTTTACTCATACTAATAAATATACATTATAAATGAAAAAACCCTCTTTTAGGAGGGTTTATATCGTTAAAGATTTTTTAAGATTTCTTCTATCTCCACTTTTGATTTAACTCCCGATACACGCTCAACAGCCTCACCATCTTTGAAAAATACTAATGTCGGTATTCCTCTAATCCCAAATTTAGCCGCTAAATCTGAATTGTCATCAACATTTATTTTTCCAATAATAGTACTGTCACTATCGTTTTCTTTGGCCAAATCATCTACGACTGGTCCCATCATTTTACAGGGTCCACACCATGGTGCCCAAAAATCTACTACTACCACTTCTTTTTCCGATAATAGAGAATCAAAATTCTTACTTGTAATTTCTAATGCCATATTTTTTAAATTTTTTTTAATTGCCTTTTTGGCAAAGGCTTATTATTATCAAAGATAACAAATTTATGTAGATAATCCAACTATTTATTAGTAAAGTTATGCACAAAAATATTATAATCGACTTTATTAAATCTGAATTCCCTATCAAGAGAACCAGAGACCACCGTAATAAGTGGGCTAATGCTATCATCATTCCTGAAGGTTATCTTAGAAAAGATAGAAAACACTACCCTATTAAACAAACCCTCAATAAAGCTATGATAGCTTCGGATATTATCCAAATTATTATTAACATTTTTGCTTGTGATGAAAAATATGCAAAAGAATTGGTTATAAATTATTTAACCAATATTAGGTTATAATTTATTACAAGTACAATTTTCACTTTTTTCACGACAACCAAGACACCTAGTTTTTAAAAACTCTGAAAAAGGTATGCCCATCTTTGTAGCATCCCTCGATAACTTGAATAATAAGTAAAATCTAAATACCAAATATATAATCATCACAAATGCAGACACTAATGTGAAGAAATTTATTTCCTCACATATAATCATGTAAATTTGACTGGTTATTATTCCTAATATTAATGCCTTATATATAAAGGCTATTATATCTTCCTTACTCTTCATGTTTGTTCGATGTTTACACTATAAATAGCTTGACTTTTCTCTAAAATTGTGTATATTCTATATTAATTATCTATATGGCATATTATAAATTTAAAGAAGACCTTATCGAAGGTGAAGACGGTGAAATAACAGTGATAGAACACCTTAAAAAACTTGGGGGAACCCTGTTACACCAGAATAAAGATAATCGATATGACGCTCTTATCGAAAGAAATGGTGAAAAAATAAAATACGAAATTAAGACAGATGTCTACTGTGAACCACATTCCGATAGAGGAAATTTATTCGTAGAAGTAGAATGTAGAGGTAAAAAATCTGGCATTATAGTGACCGAAGCCGAATGGTTCGTTACATACTTTAAATACCTTAACGAAATCTGGTACATTAAAACCAAAGACCTATTAAAGTTAATAGAAGAAAATTCAGAAACATTATATAAAACTAAAAACTCAGGTGATGCTAATTCTGGAACTTCAGGGTGGCTTATCCCAAGACATAACTTCTTAAATAACTTTAAAGTATATGATTCCAAAACCCTTCAAAGAAAAACAATAGTTAAAAAAGGCGAAAAAGGAAAAATAGATTATCAAAGATTAATGAAATTGTTAAATAAATAATATATGAAAAAACTTAAACTAAAATTACCAAACGTAGTAGATAATACTAGAATATTAATCGCTTTAAATAAAATAACTTCTGAACAATCATGGCGTTTTGAAACTGATGACTTCGGTAATAAAACTAATAAACTATATGAAGTATCCAATTTTATTGAAGAAGAAGTGGATATGAACCATATATATTTTAATGATATGGTCCCAGATAATAGAATAATTGAATTACCAACTTTTCTAAAAAATAAAGAAATACTTGTAAGAGCTAGAACCCTTGAAGATGTACCCATGTATTCAGTTGACCATAAAGTTATTCTAACTGAAGATACTACACTAATGATAATGCAAAAAATAGATTATTAATATGAAGAAACCAAAATTAACAATAGAATTGATACCATCAACATCATTTTATACAAACGTTAGAAGTATTTTACCAACAAAAGACTGGGATAGATTGAGGAAAGAGTCATATATAAAGGCAAATTTTAAATGTCAAATATGTGGTGATGTGGGAACCAATCAAGGTTATAGACATAAATTAGAGTGTCATGAGATATGGGTTTATCAAAAGGACGGTGTGCAACTTCTTAAGGAATTAGTGAGTTTGTGCCCCTAGATGTCATCAAGTAAAACATATAGGTAGAAGTATGGCAGTAGGTCTAAAATCAAAAGTGTTTACACATATAGGAAAAGTTAATAAATGGAAGAAAGCTGAAGTAATAGCTTATGTAGGATATTGCTTCCAAGAACATAAAGAACGCTCTAAAATTAAATGGAAAATAAATATCGAAATCCTAACTGAAAAATTTGGCGTGGATAAAAAATTAATCGATGAAGGACTTAGAAGTAAAACACTTGGTAAACCAACATGGAAAAAAAAGAAGAAAAAGAAAAAAAGAAAGACCGTCTCAACTAAGAAACGGCCCACTAAAAAAAGAAGGAAATAACGGGACAAAAAAAGTAATCATTAATTGTAGGTTATTTTGTTATTCCCTTATATTATATTCTGATTCTCATCCCATGTATCATATATACTCTGAATATTCCTATTTCTACGATTCTTCTTGTGTCTCATATCTATCTTTATTGCAAATATCATCGACACTAATCCTATTATAGGTATTATAAAATAAATCATCAATTCCTAAATATTTTATGTTCCTCTGAATACATATCACCACCTAAACCACTTATGTTAAATATCTCTGGCCAAAATATTAACCCAATTAATATGATGAATGTAAAAATAATTAAAGTTATTGATAATACTAATACCAATTTTAAAAACCAATTACTCTTATTACCACTATCCAATACAGATTTACCACATAATGGACATCTATATAATTTTCCAAAATCACCAATCTCAAGAAGCTCTAAATGATGCCCCATACAATCGTTGTTCATGTCGTTAGGAATCTTTTTCATACCTTTTTAAATAATTTTATTATCCATTTAATAATACTTTTAATATGTACATAATAACATAATGGCCATATAATTCCACCAAAAATAGAATCAGACCAACTCTCCATTAAAATTAACCTGGTATACACACATGAATATAAGGCAATTGAAAAATATATTATTAATATTATCATATTACAAATATATAACTTTTATGTTAATATACAAAATTTTTTAATAAATATTTTTTAAATTGAAAACTATTGAATATTCTGTAGCTAATAATTTTAATGAATTATAAAAATCTTTTTGAGTGTGTTTGAATTTTATTTCACCTGACCATTTATATAATGGACATAATATATTATTATCATTGCAAATGTCCCTAACCAAATATAATGTGTCTTCAGTAAGGGGAGTGAAACTATTAGACTCATATCGTAATAAATATAAATCTTTCTCGGTCCGTGAAGTTAACCTCTTTAATTTTGACTTAGCTATTATAGTGTTACACATACCTATAAGTATAGCATTTTATAACAATGTTTTAATATTGTTAATAAATATCTACTTTTTAATATCTAACCAATTAATTAATCCTAATTTATCTATATTTGATAAATCGCTGCAAAGCTCCTTGATTAAATCAATTTTTAAGTTAGAATCCTGTCCCTTAAGATAAGAATAAATGTCGTATGTACTAACACCCTCTATTATTACATATTCATTATTATTGTAATTAACGATTGTAATACTATCACCATGTAGTTCCACCGCACCCTTAATTTGTTTCATTAATAACTATCTATCACACTCTTTATTATTTGGTCAAACTTAGCTTTTGTGGCTAAATCTAATGTCGAAATAGCATTATGTGTCCTTAAATCATATAAAGATACCATCTTATTATCACCACGTTTTTTAGGCTTATTCTGAGTTATAGTTAATGGACCTTCTGGCTCCTTTTTATCACCACCCTTAATCTTATATAACTGATTGTATAAGTCTTTAATATAAATAGTCTCACCACTACCCCTTTTACCCTTTAATTTTAATTCAATCTCTTGCTCAGATGTTAAAATTATTATAATCTCCTTATTATTAACCCTCTCCGTGCTCTCACGTATTAAATTTTTATTTAAAATAGTCGCCATTTCTTAAATCTTTAAATAATTTATTAATCCTCAATTCTCCTAAAATATTAAACTCTTCATTTGTTATTGGTCGAACCATATTTATTATTTCACCAAAACTCATGCGCTCATGGGGTAAAAAATTAATAACCTGTCTATGTAATATCTTATCAACCTTAATCCTCTCAGAATATGTTAATGAATTATATATTAACTCATTCCTCTGATTCCAACCATTAATTACTTTATAATTACTTTTTGACTTTACCAACTTAAATTCCATAATTTTTTATTTTATACCTTCCGAAGGAAGGACGGCCATACAAACACCTTACCCCTTATCACCATTTCGATAATATATTATGAATAAAATAGGCGTTAATATTACTATTATAATGTTAGCTAATATCTCAATCATCCCTTCTCTTAAATATTATTAATAATATTATTAAAGTTAATGGCCATATCAAACTTAATCCAACACGTATCATCCTATCATTATCAGAATTGAAAATTTCCTTGCCACTAATCTTATCAATACTTAATAACATTAAATATATTATTAATGAAATGACCAAATATGTTATCATCCCTTAGAAATACGATTTAAATTGCTGATAATAGCATCCATGAATGCCTTGAACTCTGGTGAATCAGTCTTTACCAATCCTATGTTCCTAACATCTACCAACATCTCTTTATCACTGTTTGGAAGTGATAAATAAATCTGCTGATATTCATATTCCTCACTCCATGCATATCGTACATTAAATTCCTTGAAATGAAATGCAATCATATCTATTAATTGTCCGTATCTCATCTTAATTATCCCCTAATTTGTTACTACCACTTCGTGTATCCCACCAAGCTTTTATTAACCTATAATAATAACCTAATACAAAACCAATTGCTAATACTAATAATTTTACCATCTTTTATTCTTATTTAAATTTATCTTTATCTCCTAATTGTGGATACATTAATGCTATATAACTTAATCCACCCATGATTGAATATGTGAGCATCCAAAACCAACCAAATGGCCATACATCTGAATATATCAAATATGCTCCCCATAACATAACTATAACAAATGCTAATATCCCTCCAGATATGTTTTCCCACCTATCTCTATTCATAATGTTTTATTTATTATATGTTGACCCCTAGCTACACCAATAATCCCAATAATAACCATAACATAATTAAAATAATTCTTAGGGTCATTAAATATCGCTCCAAATGACAATACTTCAACCCAAAAACTAATCCCAATAATTATTAATCCCCAAATAAATCTCCTTGTCTCAATATTCATTTTAATCCCCTCTGATTTCTGGTCCATAAATCTAATAAACCACCATATAAACAAATAATACCAATAAGAAATAAAGGTAAAAATATATTTATACCCCAATCTATTGGACCACCACTAATATAATCAAATAATACCATTATAGTAATCACTATAATATATGTTATTGATAATTTTATTAAATTATTCATTAATCTTGATTCCATAATTATAACTTTATGCAAAGATATAAAATTATTTCCATATAAACAACTTTATTTCGTGATATCTAATTATTTTTCAAAAATTTTCCCAAAAAATTTTTTGAGGGTCACGATTTTAAGGGGGTACCCTTTTCTATACAGGGGAACGACTTCTAAAATTTGTTTTATTGAAAATTATTAAGTATATTTGTCATATGAATAAATATAATGATTTAGAAATATGGGTCGATATCGAAGATTATGAAGGGATTTATCAAGTAAGTAACCATGGAAGGGTTAGAACACTCGATAGAATGGCAAGTAATGGGTATCCAAGATTAATAAAGGGTAAAATACTTAAACCATTTTGTAATTCTGATGGGTATCATAAGCGTTTATTAACTAATAGTAATGGTAGAAAAGGTGGTAATATACATAGAATAGTAGCCAAGAATTTTGTAAATAACCCAACCCCTAAAGTTAATAATATTATAAATCATAAAGATGGTGATAAAATGAATAATCACCATTCCAATTTAGAATGGTGTACCCATTTACATAATGTTAGACATGCAATACACAATAATTTTAGAGATAGATGTCATAGCCAAGTGTTGACTAAATCTGATGTTAGAAAAATTAGACAGATGTATGATGAAACAAATAATAACTATAGTGAAATCGCAAGGTTATATAATGTGACCGCCAATACTATTATGGCCGCTATAAAATATATAACTTTTACTAATGTTGATGTAGATATAAAAAATAATTATAAAATTTTTAAATTAAAAGGTGAAGAACGTAAGAATTGGCTTAATGATAAAATAAAGAATCGTGGAGGTAAATCTAAACCAATTGAGTCTGTTTTAAATGAAGAAGAAGTTTTTGAAATTACAAGTGAATATACCAATACTAATATAAAAATTAAACCCTTGGTTAAAAAATATGGGGTGTCAAAAAAAATGTTTATAAAGTATTATAAATCATTAAAAAAAGTACCCCTTATTAAATTTCCAAATGAAATATTTAAAAAATTTGATAATAAGTATGCAATCTCTAATATGGGTAGAGTCTTTAATTTAAAAATGAAAAGATTATCCTTTAACCCACCCAATAAGATAAAAAATAAAAAACTTAAAAATGTAATTGCTGAATTGTTTTTACCAAATCCATCTGGGTTGACTAATGTTAAAACAATTGATGGTTCAGATAACTACCAAGTATCTAACCTTAAATGGGGTCATGGTGAATATTTTTATACACCAAAAGATTTAGAATTCCCTTCTGAAGAACAAACCCAATTTAATAACCGTATTATTGAACAATGGAAAAATACCAATAAAACACAATCCGATTTACGAAAAGAATTTAATGTAGGTAAAGATTACATCTTACTTTTATTAAAGGGTATGAAAAAAAACTTTACTCATTCTCCTACTATGGTTACAAAAGATGAAGCATATCAAATAAGACAAAAGTATATTCATAAAATATCAAAAGTTAAGGATATTGAGAATGAGTATAACCTTAGTAAGAGTTATGTATACAAAATTCTTAATAGTGAAATATGGCCTGATGAAAAATACCCATCATTAAGGGTACTTAAGGAAATTCGAAAAAATTTCTAAAAAAATTTCTAAAAAAAATTACGAACACAGGTCCGACCCAGCTTCTCAGAGGCGGTACGGGGGGGTATATAAGGGGGAATACGGAGGGGGGGTATGTAGGGGGTACCTACGGAGGGGGGTCGCTTAGAACGGCTCCTATGAGTTATTGATATATACAAGTTTTATATGTTAAAGTTTTAGAAAGTTAATAACAAAAAGCCCATCTTTCGATAGGCTTATTTTAAGGCGTTCTAATGGACTTTTAGATGGTTTGGTATGTTACACCATTAAGAGTTATCTGAACGATGTTCTTGACGTATAATTTCCTCCAAAAAACCTCTTTATCTGTACCTTGATTAGTTGCTTTATTAGTTGTAGGCAAAACATCGGGTAAATCTGTTTTTTCAACTCTACTACCATTAAGGAAGAAAAAAGTTGTAGGAAAATTCTGCGTGTTTGGTCTATATTCAATTACAGGTTTATCGTAGAATGTTCCAAAAAAGTTATTGTTTTCTCCTTTAGTTAAAGGCATAGTATTTACACCTTTTTTATAATCACTTTCAGATTTATTTTCTCTAGTTAATTGGTTAGTCACATTTTTTTCATATTGTGAATTTAATATGATAGATACTTGACTTAATTTTTGAACTAAACCGTTAAAAGGCTCTTTAGTTTTTCTATCTTTTTTAGTACATCTAGGCTCTGTTAATTGGATAACAGAAGCAAATGTTGCCATTTGGTTAATGATAACTGTATTAGCTAGTATATCGCTTAATTCAGCAGTTGTAACGTGTTTAACATTTGTTTCGGTTAATACATCTAATACTGTTTTTAAATTGCTCATAATGTTGTTGTTTTAATTATTGTTATTTGTTTGATACAAATTTAAGGTATTTGTATTTTACCACCAAATTTATTCGATGAAATACACAAATATTCGATGAACTACATAAAATGAAAGTTTATTAAAGTTTTATTAGGATATATTGTTTATATGTTTTATATTTGCATAACAAATAATCTAAACAACAACATTATGAACAATTCACAAGCAGTAACAAATTTCATGTTCTTTGCGAACAACTTTTTACCAAGTCAATTAAACGCTATGTTTGAAGCTACCACAGCACCAAGTCATTTGCGAGATAAATTCGATAATATTTGTAGAAGTAGAAATCTTAGTGGTACACAAGGTATTTTTGTATGGTTCATGGAGTTGAGCCAAGGTAATAAGGATAGAGTAGTTGAGTATATCAACACCAATTATAATTGGAAAGGATAAAAATAATTGCCCTATGATTTGGAAAAGTCATAGGGTTTTCTTATATTTGTAATAATCAAAACAACAACATTATGACATTAGAACAACTACAAAAATTACCAAGCTATGCACCACTAAGGCGTAATGGTTTCACAGACGCAAATATCATTCAGTATTATAGTTTATCTATCACAGAGCGAAAAGTATTCTTTAATCGCATTAAAAATGGTGGTGGAGAGCAATTAATTCAGACACCAAACGAACCAAAAGTAGAAGGCACACAAATGTGTACTAGTGTTTCAGTTGCATCGGTTAGACGTATGGCAATGGAAATGATGGACAAGGATTTTGTTGTAGATGGTCGAGTATTCAACATGAATAAATTAGGTTGGGACTTTTCATTCAATACCAATAGAACTAGATTTGGGATATGTGGTAAAAGAATAACAAGAAGATGGTCAAACGAATTAGCACGTATGGAATACGTTATGCTTAATAAAAAGATTGAGATATCACAATGGTTAATTGTTAATAGTGATGCTCCATTTGAGAAGTGGGTTGATACTATGTTACATGAGATTGCTCATGCTATTGATAGTGAGATTAACGTAGATTGTGGGACTAGTCATGGTTATAAGTGGGTTCGAATAGCAAAGATGATTGGTTGTAATGGTCAAAGGTGTGGTAGGGCTAAGGTTGATGCTAAAGCAAGTAAATATACTTTAAAATGTATATCATGTGGTGTAGAGAAAGCAAGTCATAAGAAGAAGAGAAGAGTTTCAGCATGTGGTTCATGTTGTAATAAATATAATGGTGGTAGATATTCATTAGATTATAAATTAGAACAAATACAAAATTATTAAATAACACAAATGTGTACTGAGATTTGGATAATAGAAATATTATCCTTATCTTTGTACTGTAATCAAAACAATTATAACAGAAAAAGAAACTATAAACAACATGAAAGACATTGTAAATTACATACACAAGAATAGTTGGTTTACTTTAGATGGTGACCTAGAAGATTTTGATGATGGAGATGAGTTATTATTTACCACTAGAGATAATGGTAACGTTGGTGATGAAACGTTTGGAGAAAAGGATTGGAATGAGGGTGAGCGTTTGGTTGTAGAGTTAATGAGAGTGTTTGGTGAAGAGATTAACGGTTTTAACCTAGATACATGTGATGAGTGGGTTAATTTAGATGTAGTATTGAAGTGTTGGAGATGTAAAGGTGAGATGCGAATAGAAGATTATGAGCATGGAGATTTATATTCAGAAGATGGTAAGATGCCATGTCCGACATGTGAGGGTAATGGTTAAAATAAAATGTTAAAGTTTTAGGTTATTAAATAATAAAGTATTATCTTTGAAGTATGGAAACAATAACAGAGATAACATTTTACAAAGACTTTTCAATGAAGCGACCATTTTCTACTACATATACAGTTGAATTTGTAAATGATAAAGCAAGGGTGGTTAACACATATGGTGGAGTATTTGGCATGAAAAACAAATCAAGATTAAATAAGTTAAACCACATTGGTCAGACAAGTAACGGTTATATCTATGCATTAATTGTCGAGGGCAATGAGGTATTTTTTGTAACAAAGTATAAGATTTATAACAAATAGAAAGTATGAATTCAATTGAGGTATCAAAGAGAGTAGAGAAAGCAGTTAGAGAAGTTAACAAGGTTAATGATAATAAGAAATTAAGCTACGATGAGTTAGCTAAAAAGATTGAGGTTATTGCAACGAAGTATGATTTAACTGTAGATTTCATCAGAAAGGTTAGTGGTGTTGAATTTACTAACATTAATAACCTTATCAAATACCATAACAATGGTAGTGAAAAGCAATTCAATGATAACTATAAGAAATTATCCAAGACTGATAAGGCAAGGGTTGACCAAGCCATATCTGAAATGGAAGTTGTTTAGTGTGATTCTGTGTATTGATTATTTGTAAAAGGATGGGCGTTGTTTCCCATCCTTTTTTTTTTATGTTAAAGTATTTGGATATTAAATAATAAAGTCTTATATTTGTAGTGTAATCAAAACAACAGACAATGAAAATAGATATTAAACCAACGGTAATAAAAGCTAATGATTATTACAAGCTATTCTTGATGCTTATGGAGTAGAATCACTATTTTATTTTGAGTGTGAGAATGGTTGGAAGTATTCAGTTGATTTTACAGCAGATAGATTGAGTGAGTTTTTACCTAATCAAACTGTATCAGAGTTTATAAATGGTGGTCAAAAATCCATTGAAAGAAATTATAAGTTCTATAAGAAAGGGGTTGATAGTTTTGGTAAACCAGATAAGCATGGTTTTAGAAAAGGTAAACACCCAAAATGGAAGTCACCCATATATGATGACAATGGTAAACTTATTCGATTTGACCCTTATCCAATTTATGGGATAAGGACTTGGGAAGGTGGTATAAATCAATGGAGAGAGCGGTTAGGTAAAATTACCTTTATTGAGATTAAATGTTAAAGTTCTTGCATATTAAATAATAAAGTCTTATATTTGTACTGTAATCAAAACAACAATATTATGATGAATCAAATAGAGTATATTATCGCAATCGAAATCTACAACGTATTTGTAGTAAGTAATATGAACATTCCAATCTGTTTGAACTAATGAAAGTAGGAGATATAGTATGGTATCAAGCATATAAAGACTGTGAACCAATTCAAGGTAAAATCAAACGTATTGGAACCCAAGTTGAGTTGGGTGTTGGTTGGAATGAAGATGATGACCGAGTGTTCTATGAGTTAGAGTCATTAGATGATAGACCATATAGACCATTCGTATTTACAAAGACAACGGGTAGATGGTTAAGCACCACAAAACAAAGCTGGAATAAACCTGAATTATGAAATTAATTGAAACTTACAAAGGTTATAAGATTTATGATAACTCTATGAATTATAGAGGGTTTGATATTAGACTTCACCAACGTGATGATAGATATATGGTAGATTTACATAGTGTTGATGCAGCAAAAAAAATTGTAGATGATATTACATAATATTTGATAGTGTCGATTTAATTTCTTATCTTTGTAGTGTAATCAAAATAACAGAATAATGGATATTAGAATAGAAAGTAAAAAGGAAGAATTAGATTCAATGATTGTGAATGCTATTGAAGAAGTATTTGTAGATGCTCATGGGATTATAAATACTATTTCTGGTGATATTACACCAGAACAGACAGTCAGATTAGATGCATCAAAGAACGCAATTCTAAAAGTATTATGTGAACAGTTAGAACAGAACTTACCAAAGTTACCACAGACACAAAAAGATGTTATGAGTAACTTTGATATTAATACAAGATTTGTTATTGACACTGATAGGTTTGATAAAATAGTTGAAAAAGCTTATGGTGGTTCATATGAAATAGTAGCCGAACAAGAGATGTCTAACAATTCAGTAATTGATTTTGAAGTTCCTTCGTCAGCCCTGTTTTTTGATGGAGATGTTGAAAGAATTAAAATGGGGAATTATAGTCAATATGAAATCCATAAAATAGTTCAATGTTTATATGAGGATGGGTTATTGGTTAAAGGTCGATATCAAATAAAAGCAAATTGGTAAGATAAATGTTAAAGTATTTGGATATTAAATAATAAAGTCTTATCTTTGTAGTGTAATCAAAACAACACTAATGTACGAGTTCAAATACAATTGCGTATCACCTACAAACTATGATGAATTAGAAACCATTATAGATGATTTAAACGATGATATATCTTATGATGAGTTTGCTAAACTTATCCCATTTGAAGATGCTAATAATGTTCTAGGTGGTGTATATATTAATGAACAACAAATGCGTAAGGATTGGGCTATCAGGTTTTATGTTGGTAGCGTGGAGTTTGATGATGAAGTGATTGAATACGCTTGTATAGTATGGTCAGCAATTGAATTTGTATTTAAACGTTAAATAATTTGCACGGTAAATAATATTGTTGTATATTTGCACTGTAATCAAAACAAGACTAAAACAATGGCACACAAGTATTTCGAGGGGATAGGGTTCTATTTCCACAGCAAAGAAGATTTTAATAAGCTGTTAGACCAAGTTAAAACTATCAGCGAGGAAGAATATCAAGAGGAAGCCAAAGATGGGTTTCAAGATATGGTAAGGTATTGGAATGGTAAAAGTAAACGAGAATTTGCCAACAAGTTAAAGTCGAATGAGGAACGAATCAAATACATGAAGTAATGCGTAAATAAATTTAGGTAGACCGCCCGACTACCAACTTCAATAGGGCAATGTTGTGTTTTGATTACTTAAAAGGTGGGCGTTGTTTCCCACCTTTTTTTATGTTAAATAATTAGGTTTATATATAAAAAAGTCTTATATTTGTACTGTAATCAAAACACAACAACTATGAAATTATCAGTATCAACTTCACAACAAGAAACTTTTAACAGCAATAACCGTTATAATGGTACTTACTTACATGGTCAATTAGAAACTGATATGCAGTATGATATATTTAGTTTTGACCAAGAAACCAACTTTGAGGTTGGAGTGCACCAAGTTAATGTTAATGGTAAAGATTGTTTCTTTATTCTTTGGCAAGGTGAAATGCTTGTTGATGAATATAGAGGGTATTTAATATACCAAGATGATGAAACCTTAGCATCTTGTCTTAAAAAATTCCTTAATAAAGATGAATTTATTTAATATGTTAAAGTTCTTGCATAGTAAATAAAAAAGTCTTATATTTGTACTGTAATCAAAACAACATAACATTATGACATTCAAAAAAACGGCATTCAATTTAAACTTAACGGTAATCTTATTCTTTTTAGCCAACGCAATCTTTTTCAAGATGATAGCATTTTATTTAGTAGCGTTTGTATTTCTTATGATATTACCATCTTGTTCAACTAAAAACTAAGATGATGAAAAAATTAGGGATTAGAAACTTTACAATAATAGTAGACGCTATTAAATCTGAGGGTAGTTACGACCCATCAAAGATATTCTGTTGGTTTGAAGAGCAACTTTATATTGATGAAGCAGATACAATTTATGAGTTCTTACAATGGATTGTAGATGGAGAAATGGAACTAAGACATGGTAATGAAATTCCAAAGAGAGGATTCGGTCATGGTAATTATGAAGAAAGATTTAAACAATTTTTAAAACAAAGATGATATGAAAGATTTCACAGTAGTATTCATTTCAAATGCATGGTCAGATGAGGACGACCCATCAGACCACAAAGAATGGAAGACAGTTAGAGCCAAGACTAAACAAGATGCTATAAATACCTTAAGTGGTAAAGCATCGGTTATTAGTTGTAGTGAAGATTAAAGTGTTAAAGTATTAGGTTTATAAATAATAAAGTCTTATATTTGTAATGTAATCAAAACAATAATATTATGGCAATTAATTTAATAACAGGATATGATTTAGGTGGAACACCAATGCAATACTTAGGTTGGGGAAATTCAATCTCATATGAAAAAGATGTGTACCAAAATGGTAATGTAATTGAATTATTAGACATAGATAAATAAAAATAATAACGATGGCAATTAAAACAATTAAACTTTGTGGTAAAACATCAGATGCATGTAGTATAGTGTATTTAGATGAGAATGGTGAATACGTTGGTAAACGTGATGGCTATGTACCAGATTATTTCCCAGAAGAGCATTATGGAGATTATATTGAATTTGAGATTGATGTTAAGACTGGGCAAATTCTAAATTGGAAAGCACCAACCCAAAAGGAACTTAAAAATTCAATGGATAAATAAAAAAAACCCTGGTAAAGATTTGGTAGTATCAATTATATTCCTTATCTTTGTATTGTAAGTGAAACATAAAGTAAGTGTTGAAATAATACACCACTAAAAAGAAACATTTACGAGATTAATTAAAACCCTACTTATGAGAATAGAAGTAAATGACCCAAACGGTCATAAGATATTAATATTAACATTCCCATTGTTAGGTATTAATATCAGTAAAGGTAGACGTATTATAATACGGTCTATTGCAACACAAAATGGTTTCTTAACTGGAACGTCAGTACGTAAAGATGCTAATGGTATTAGTTATATTGAAATACTGATGCGACCTGAAACCGAAGAAAAAAATGTATCATTCTTAGCTAAAGGATTAGTTAAAGAGTTATTATAAAAGAATTATTTGTTGATTTGTTTTGTTCTGTTAAATTGGGGTAAGTACACTGCTAAGTGACTTACCCTTTTTTTATGTTAAATAATTAGGTTTATAAATAATAAAGTCTTATATTTGTATCAGTAATCAAAACAACAAAACAACATGAGACCAAAAGTAATTCACACATTCACAAAAGGACCTTTAAAATCTTTAGCAAATAAGATGAACCTTACCTTTGATAAAAAGTTTGGATATTGTATATCTGATGCTTACAATGATGACAAAGGTTATCCAATACCACCTTACATTACAGTAGGGTTTAGAGTATTCGGTTTAAAGTATTTTGACGGTTGTTTCAATCCATTCCTAGTTGAATATGATTCTGAGGGGTTTAGCTTTACTAGTAGTTATTCTAGTGATAAACCACAAGCGATATTCACTGCGAACTATACACCAGAAGCAATGGATAAATTAAGACAAAGATTTCCAAAATTAAATAACTAATGGCTGGACATTTACCAATACCAACTGATGAAACTCTTGAGGCAATTCTCAAGAGTTTCTTAAAAAAGCAATACATTTACCTGATGCCATATTTTCAAAGATATGAGCATGGTAATGGTAAAATGTATAGATTACCTGATGAGTACTTTATGAATGAAGACCATGGGTTAATCGATGACGAAGTAATTGTCTTGTCTTATATGGATAAGAGTTTTGAATACCATTTGGATAAAGATTTAAAAATAAATCAAATATATTTGGTAATGTAATATATTATTCTTACCTTTGAAGTATAATCAAAAAAACAAAAAACAATAAACTATGGATTTAACATTCAACCCAGATGCGAAAGCACAAAGAACCAAAGAAGCGTATAATAATGCGTTATCTGAAATCTCAGATAATTTAAAAAACGGAAACAAAATAACACACCTTTATATTGATAAAGAGGTTGCTGCTGATGTTAGAAGTATGCTCAATGATGAGTTTAAGCGTCAAGGCAAAGAGGATAATTTCAATTGGGGTGTAGTGAGACGTTCACGCAATGAGTTTAGTCGTCAAATGCAAGATTTCACTGGTGAAACTATTGGTGACCAAAAACATTATAAACTATGTTATAGTAATTAATTGTAAGCGATTAATTATTTAAAAAAACCCTATCATTTATTTGGTAGGGTTATTTTTTTTTCTTATCTTTGTTATAACAAAGGGCCTGACCTAACAAGTCGGAAGAGTAGACTCCAACCTACCTTATATTTAAGTTTTCATAAAATAAATGTTAAAGTTCTTGGATATTAAAAAGTTTCATTATGTTGTAAATTTACCTGGTTTTATTTGGTTAGTATATAATAAAGTCTTATATTTGTACTGTAATCAATATTTAATAATCAAAACCAAAACAAATGAAAAATTTATTCCAAGAAACAAAGTTATTTTTATCACAAGATTATGACTTATTTAAATTCTTTAACTTCAATAGAGAGGCAGACCAAAACCATGTTAATAGATTAGTTGAATCGATTAAGCGTTGGGGTTTTGTTAGTTGTGTTACAGTTATTAAAACTGATGCTATTGATGGTGTAATGTCTTATTATATTTTAGATGGTCAACATAGATTTTTAGCTGCTAAAATTTTGAACATTCCCTTCAAGTTTGATGTTGTTGAGATAGCTACTACCTTAGAGTTGGCAAACTACCTAGCAGACGTTAATAATTGTGCAAAAGCGTGGGGGACAAATCAATTCCTTAATATATGGTCAAAATTAAATATTTCAGAATACGTTAAATTATTAAAAGTTCAAACTGAAACTAAAATTCAAATCACACCATTAGTTAAGGCTTATAGTGGTAAAAGTTCAATGAATGAATTTCGTAAAGGTACTATGACTTTTACTGATGAAGCCAAGTCAGACCAAATTATTAAGCAAATTGTAGACTTGAATGATTATTTACCTAGTAAAGCATTTTGTAGACGTGCTATTATTGATATAATGAATGATAAAGACTATAACCATAAAATAATTAAGCCATTAATTATTAGACGTGCTGAAAGTGTTGGGTTTACTGAAAATGAAAATGACCTTAGAAATGAATTAAAGATGTTAGTTCGTGCATCTAAAGTTAACGCACCTAAATTAAAAGTTGCGTAAATTTATAAAATAACCTGGTAATTATTTTGCTAGGTTATTTTTTATCTTATATTTGTAATATCAATATTTAATCAAAACAAACTAATTATGTTAACAGAAAATCAAGTAAAAGTTCAAATCATTAGAAACCCTAATGTAAAGTCAAATGAGTTAGATTTTAATTTTGAAGTGCCACAAAAGTTAGGTGGACTTAAACGTGAAATAACGGTCAAGCGTAACAACTTATTAAAGTTAGCTAAGTCAAGTACTTATACTCACATAACATTAAGTAAAAAGTTAGGAATCACATCTTATGCTTTAAGTCGTTTCTTAGATAAAGAAACCAACAACCCTATTAATGCAGAAGCTATTTATACTGCTATCTATTCAGTAGATTTGAATGAGTTAAAAGAAGAAACCAAAACTCGTTTCAATGGTGTTAATAAAATGAATATACGATATAAGTTTATCGAAGCTATTGGAAAAACTAAAAAAACACAAGGTAGGTTTTTTAGCTTACCAAGTGAAACTTGTGCCTTTGAAAATGAATTGAATATTAATTTAGAAAATAAGTTTCATTACATCGGTGCTGAATGTAAAAAAGATATTTTTGAACAAGCATTACAAACCATTGCAAAGTATAAACTTTCAATGCAGTTACATTTAGGTAAAGCAAGTGAAGTTTTAATGTCAAAAAAGAATGATTTTTTTGCTCATATATTTGCTGATTATTGTGGTACATTTCCAAGCTACGAAGCTGAAATTAGACATATTTTTACTAATAATTTAGTGATACGTGGTGGGTTAATTGGTTTAACTTTCACTACTCGTGAAGCAAACACTAAAAATCAAACGTCTATTGAGTATCATAAATCGATTTTAGCTGAAATAGGCTCTAAAGATACACCAACTACAATTGGTGGTATTAGATTGAAGTTATTGTCTTTTATGAGTAACAACTATAAATTTGAGGAAGTAATTGATTATTCTGATGATGGTTCACACATGGTATTTGTTTTGATAAAAAGAGTGAAATAAAATAACTCTTTATAAATGGCCTCTAAATTTAGAGGCCATTTTTTATGTTAAATAATTAGGTTTATATATAATAAAGTCTTATATTTGTGCTGTAATCAAAACAACAAGACAAATGAAAAGAGTACAAAACCTTAAAGATGTAAATATTACTCTTGAAGACTTATACAAGGGTAAAAAACAAATAAATTTACACTTGTCTGATAAACCTTATACGTTTTCACTTATCTTAAAAGATAGACATGGTGTAGATTGTAAATTGAGTTCCTTTGGTGCAAATCTTTATGTTAGAACCAATAAGGGGTTAAATTATGAAAGATATCAATCATTAAGTAGTTTACAATCTGCAATTAAACGTGCAATCAAAACTAAAGTTGAAACTGAGGGCGAAATCACATTTTCATTATCTGATGAAGTTTATACATTTTAATTAGGATAAATCAAATATATTTCTTATCTTTGTAATGTAATCAAAACAAAACAACAAATGACTTATCAAGACAAATTTAATGCACGTATCAATTTAAGAGCTGAACTATTAGCAATCCAATTATCAAAAGTTAATGGTATTGTTAGTAATAGTATCAAAGCAATGTATGGAATCCATACTAACAAACTTTTATATAATAAAATATAATTTAAAATAACCCATCATTTATTTGGTGGGTTCATTTTTTTTTCTTATCTTTGTATTGGTTGACGGGCGCACTACGGTGGGAAGAGTAGACTCCAACCTACGCTTATTTTTTTTTTGAAAATAAATGTTAAATTATTTGGTGGGTATATAATATTGTCTTATATTTGTAGTGAACAAATAATCAAAACAACATGACTACTCAAGCAAACATCATTTCAAGCGAAGCCCTTTATAACGTTATCAAGCGTGAAAAGAATAATAAGGGTGCTACTTTTACTATCAAGTCTAAATTGACTGGTAAGGACTTCACCTATAAGATTGCTCGTAGTGAGTTTAAAGGACGTTGGTACACTCAAGTATATGTTGAAACAGGATATATGCAATTCACTCATTTAGGTTCTTACTTCAAAGGTAAGATATATAAGCGTGGTGGTGAAATTACTTCACCAAGTGCAATAGGAATTAGTTTCGTGTTGTTTAAGGTAGAAAATAGACATTTTGAGTGGATTGACCGTCAAGCTGAAATAATGCACTTAGGTTCGTGCTTATGTTGTGGTAAGACGTTAACTGATGCTCAAAGTATAGAGCGTGGACTTGGCCCAGTATGTGCTGGGTAAGTCCTTAAAAAAAAAGTGTTAAAATTTTTGGTAGTTATATAATAAAGCCTTATATTTGTACTGTAATCAAAACAACAACTACATGAAAGATATTAAATACATTTATAGATTAGGTAATACGGTTAACGTATTAAATGCTAAAGTTTCACAAAACAGTAAGATTGGAATTGGTTATATTATTCAAACATACCATTATTCAATTGAACAAGTTATGGATGCTAGTTTAGTAAATGATAAAGCAAGTTGTTTAGATTGTCCTTTATCATATAACCAAAACAATGGTAAAAGTGGTGGGTGTTATACTCACAAAGGTATGCAATTAATGGGTTTAAAATCTATGTTAAGGGGTCTTAATAGAAAATTAAATACTATTAATGAATTTAAACAAAGTGACTTTTTTAACTTTGTTAATAAAGTTAAAGCAACTAACAAAGTAGATTTAGTTCGTTTTGGTGCTTATGGTGAACCAATTCTATTACCTTTAAAAGTTGTTGAAGTCTTAAGTGGTTTAAGTCAAAAAACTACAGGATATACTCATCAATGGAATAAACCACAATACCAAAAATATAATAAGTTTTTTATGTCGTCAACACATACTGAAACAGAACGTCAACAAGCTAAAGATTTAGGTTACCGTTCGTTTTTTGTTGCTACAAGTGAAATAAAGGGTTTTAAGCCACAAAATGCAGTTAATTGTCCAGCAAGTAAGGAAAGTTCTAAAAACCTTTCATGCATCGCTTGTGGGCTTTGTAATGGTACTAGCAGAGGTATTAAAAAAGATATCTATATAATGAAACATTAATTTAAAAAAGACTACCATTAATTTGGTAGTCTTATTTTTTTGTCTTATATTTGTAGTATACAAAGCAACCGAGCAAAGGTGAGAAGTAGACTCCACCCTACGCTTATTTTTTTTTATAAATTAAATATTAAATTATTTGGTAGTTAAATAATAAAGTCTTATATTTGTACTGTAATCAAAACAACAGAAATTATGTCAAAAGAAATCGAATTAAAATTATCAAATGAGAAGTGTATTGAAATTTTCTTTAATGCTTTGTGTAATGGCTTAGGTTACATTGGTGGTTATGGTATAACCATTGATTGTGATAGAGATGCATATAATGATGCTAGAGCCAAGTTAGATGTCCCAGCATTTGAGGACGTGTTAATTCAAGTATTAAAAGATGGTGGTGTTATTCAATTCGTGGATAACGAAGGTGAAGAAACTACTGATGTTACCTTAGATATGGTTTTAGAACGTATACCACAAGTTGAATTAGATACTCTAATGGAGATGATTCAAGAACAAGATGATGCGTGTACTGCTGATATCATTCTACAAACTGTTATCTACGGAGAAGTTCAATTCGGATAAAATTAATTAAAAATAACCCATCATTTATTTGGTGGGTTCATTTTTTTTTCTTATCTTTGTATTGGTTGACGGGCGCACTACGGTGGGAAGAGTAGACTCCAACCTACGCTTATTTTTTTTTATAGCAAATGTTAAAATTTTAAAATAAGTGTTAAAATATTAGGATGGTATATAATAAAGTCTTATATTTGTATTATAATCAAAACAACAACATTATGACAACTACACAAACAGAACTTTCAGAAGCTTATTCAATGTTAAGTGATATGCATAAAGATGCATATGGTTTCAGATGTAGAACTTATAGAAGTGACCTTACCATTAAGGAAATTCATGAAGAATTTGATAAACTTCAAGTTGTTATTAAGCGTAACATAGAGGAAGAACGTCTTTGGGAGATGGAGCAAGAGATGGCTTTTAAGTTACTTTTACAGAAGACTATTCAGTTAGGTGCTGGAGATGAACAAACAGCTCTTAGATGGATTGTAGAGGGTGAAATTGAAGACACTAGAGACTACTTTGAGATTGAGAGTTTCTTATATCGTTATGGTATGATGCATACCGAATATGGTAGGATTATTAAGCAAAGAATTATTCATATGTTTTGTAAATAATTTGGTAGTTTCATTTATTTTTCTTATCTTTGTATTAATCAAAACAATAACATTATGAATTTACAAAAACACATTTGGGAAGGTTGGACTGTTCAAAACTTCATTGACGATTTATCTATACAATTAGATATAATTCAAACAGGTAAGTCGTGGAAAGACCCTTTAACTTCAAAAAAGGAATTAAAAGTATGGTGCATGGATAATCAACCTTATTATAAGAAATATGTACCTGAAGTGGTAAATTATTTTGCCAAGAAGTATAACTTAAAATAATCATAAATAAGACTATCATATATTTGGTAGTCTTATTTATTTTTCTTATCTTTGTATTAATCAAAACAACAAGACAATGAAATATCACGATGTTAAACAATTACAGGCTTTACATGGTCGAAAAGAATTACAAGATAGTATCAATGATGCTTCAATCTGGAAATTTGAAGGTAGTGCTGGACGTAGAGCAATGGATGCTTTAAGAAGCGGTGAATGTATGTTACCAAAAAAACAAACCTTTGACTATTATGGTAATCCATTACCGTCAAGAGATTGGCTTAAAGCTGGAACTAAAGGTAGTTATAAAAATTCATTAAACTTTTGGAAGAAAGTTGCAGACGGTGAAATAGATTTATATGATGAATAAGACAATGAATAAACCAAAATTTTATATCGTATGGATTGAAGGAATATCACCAAGATTTGGTGAGAAGTTAAAACAATTCATTGAGAGTCATCGTCAAGAAGATTATATTATAACCACTCGGATGACTAAAGCTATGCGGGTGAAACCACAAGACGTTGAGGAAGTAAAAGAGAAGTTGAAGAATATTGGAGTATCTAACTGGTGCTTAGAAAATCCTCACACTTTTTTCCCAACAAGATATGCACCATCTGGTACCATATTCAAGTCTGAAAAATAACCAATACACAAATGTGTACACTAAAATATTATTATGGAAAAAGAACGTTTAGAATACCTAAGACAAGAACTAAGAGCTGAACGCATTAGCTACGGAGAATTACAAGAACTTCAATCTTTAGTAGATTTTATTGAAGATGGTGATGTTGAATTGTTAGAAGCTGCGGGAGTTCCTGAATTTAATTAAAAATAAATTTGGATAATTAAAATATAAGTTGTATATTTGTAATATCAAAAAGAGCTGAGAAATCCACAGCCACCACGATGAAAGGAAGTAACGGTAAAAAATAAAAGAGGTGACCATATAAAAGTGGAAAGGTTTTAAATTAATTCCAGCTGTCACAAACCGTCAACACCGAAAGGAAAAAGACAAAGGAAAGATATTAGATTAACCTAGAGAACCCATGGGAGTTACGGTTACTAATAGAATGGGTGAGATAAACAAAGCCTCTTTTTTAATTAAAGTGTACCGTTAGTGAATGTATGCACTTAAAATTTACGAGCATTGCGAATTAAAAGCCATCTGTTAATTACAGATGGCTTTTTTTTATGTTAAAATATTTGGTGGTTATATAATAAAGCCTTATATTTGCATATGTTTAATTAAATACTTTATATTATGAATTTACAATTAAAGAATGTACACTTCTCTGAAAGACTTTCACAAGAAACAAACGCCTTTGCTGCCGATGTATTTTTCAACGGTAAAAAAGTAGGTTATGCTGAAAATGATGGTCATGGTGGTTGTACTAATGTTGGTGCTTATCCTGAAAAAAGAGATGAGTTTAATGAGGCGTGTGAATATGCCAAGAGTTTACCTGAAATAGTTTATGAAGGTAGTGGTGGGTTAGATGGGTTTTCTATTAACTCCAATATGGAAAATCAGGTAGATGAGTTATTCAATAAATGGTTAGATAAGAAAGAAATTCAACAAAATTCAGCTAAAGGTATCTTTTATGAAAAACCTAATGGTACTAGAGCAACAACTTATTGGAAAGGGTGGTCAATTAAGAAGTTATTAGAAACGCCACAAGGTCGTGCCACAGTTAAAAATGCTATTAATAGACTTCAAAAAGATGGAAATACCATCCTGAATACCAATTTAGGGGTACTTTTAAGCTAAATTAGCCCTATTTTAACGAAATAAAGCCCCTAAAAGGGGCTTTTTCATGTTTTAGGGGTACTTTGTCACGGATAGACACAAAAGTGTCTTAGAATGGCTTATTTAGCTTCCATATCTAATAATACCAAAATCTATCTCATATTTACCGAATTCCTTGGAATAATAGTCTAAATACTTGGAATATTTGGATTTAAACCTTAAAATCTCAGTTGCAGAGTTCACATTTAGTAAAGATTGGTCATATTCCCATTCGGTATCAGATTTAATAATTGAATCTTCCCATGAATTAGGTATAAAGAGGCGTTCTACCTCATTATATTCACCAGCGGTATCAAATGCATCTTCATAGAACCCATCAACATCATCAATATATGAATGTGGATTCGTTTTTTCATTAACTATTTCAGTACATAGCTCATATTCTTCACCAGTTTCAGGATTAAAACGGGTATTAGCCCGCTTACCTGATAGGGTTTTATAATATCTCTTTGTTACTGGGATGTTTTGTACTGGTACTCTTAAAAAACATCCAGCGTATGTCTTGTAGACTGTCCCCATTTAGTAGTTATTTAGTTTTTTAACGGTTTGTATGTATTTTGGATACAAATCCTCATACCATGGTATCGATTGACTCTTTAATCTTTCGAATCTTTTGTTTAATCCACACTCTTTGACGGTTATTTCACTGTTCTCAAGCTTCTTAAGCGTCTTGTGGATGTGAAATAGGTTGATATCTAATGATGAATTACCTTTATATGCCATAGTTATAAGAATTTATTTGGATACTTCCAAGTTTTTGCCTGATATTTTGAAATTTGATTGGTATCACCAAGAGCTTTCAGGTAGACCCTCCATAACTCATCATACTGGTCGTCATCCAAGTCCTTAAACTTATCTTGAGTCAGTATTTGGGTCTTAAATCGAGCTGAGACCGTGATTTTCTTTAAGTATTTGCGCTTCATAAGCTTAACTTTAGTTGAAACAAATCCTTTTTGGGACGCTCCACAGGCAATAAATTTATATACCTGTGGTGCACACCATATTTTGTTTTACGAGTCTTGCACATAAAGACATCTGCGGTATGTGTATACCGTCTGGTTACTATTCCCAGTTGTCCATTGATTATACATTTCTGATTTGTCTCCATTTTTACAAAGATAGTTATTTTTTCTGTATCTTAAAAACTTTTTCATATACCAGAGGGTACTGGTTCTCTCATATCCCCTGGGACCTCCATTCCAGATTCTAACAATATCAAGTGTGCTTGCCTCCCTACCTTCACGCTGTTCTAATTTATCAGTCCAATGATTTATATAAAGTTCAAATATTTCTTCAGAACATTTAATATTAAATGCATCATAAACTTTATAACTTGTACCGTATATACGATTCACATCATCGATGGCAATCTTCCTAATTTGAAGTATTCCAAATGCTGTGGGCGTTTCACCTCTAAAGTCTCCCAGAGCTGCTGGGTTATGTTCTGATTCAACATACTTCAGGACATCTCGAATGTCTTCTAAAGTTTCTGATTGTGCTGTAAATGATACAGCAAATAATACTAGTAATAAAAATACATTTTTCATAATATATAAAATTTAATTAATATTCTAATTTACCACTCACCCCAAGTATCTAATACCCAAGATATATTTCCTTCCTCCCAATCGGGGTCATCACCATATTCAGCTTCCATATCACCTCTAATTTCAGTCATCATAGCTTCCATCTCCTTATCTTCAGGTGTATCATTATCAATTTCAATATAGAAGGTTTCAGTATTTTCATACTCACCATCTCTAGATACCCTTACTTCACATATAAGCTCTTTCATAATTGTATTTTTAAACGGTCTAATAATTCCTGTGGGTTTGTATAGAACAACTGTAAGGCATTTAATGCCGAGATGCAAACACTACCATCTTCTTCAAACTCATCTATATGCCAATACACGATATGTGTTGGTTCTTGGTCATCTCCATTATCAACATAAATGTTAACACTTTCCTCATCAATAGCTAATTTCAAGTTGGCTAACTTATTGCCAATATGCTCTAGAAAATCTCGACAGGTAAATGTATATTCAAATTGTTCAACAGTTTGAACACCATCAACGTGGTCAATCATCATAGTATCATTAATCTTAGATTGATTATATATAGCCAACACTTGTTTATGAACAGGAAAATCAGTTTCCTCATCGGATTGAACTAAATATTCTTCTGCTTTATCGAAATTTACTTTCATAATATTTTGGTTTTTAAACATTGATATTACAAATATAAGAGATTATTATTTAATATCCAAATTAAATTTAGTTTTTCTTAATGCAATAATAAATCCATGTGTTGCACCAACATAATATTGAACATCATTATCATAAGCTATATTAGTCATCCACTTATGTTTTTTGGAAAACCTTTCAATATTATCAAATTGTTCTGGCGTTTCGCAACTCCTAGCCCATCTCATAATAGCGATGGCTTCTTTTTCAGCTCTTAAAACTATTTCAGGTATTTTCTTACTCATCTCCTTTATTTTTATGTTTTGGTTTCCTCGTGTATTTCTTCTTGTTCTTGTACACGTTAGGTCTGGTGGCTGCCCAGATTTCTTGTTGTGTTACTACTATTTTCTTTAACTTAGCCATTGTCTGTTTGTTTGATACTGTAAATATAAGACTTTATTATTTAACTACCAAATATTTTAACATTTAAAATGCAAAAAGCTGGGAACCACCCCAGCTTTTTTAATCAATGTTTAATGGCCTGTAGTAAGTCGGAGGCGGCCAGCTTCCAGTTCCACCGAGGATAAGGTCCCTCAACCCTATCCCCTATTCAATTGGCCGCTAAGCCTCCTGATGTTTCTTAAAATCTTTTATGACATTCATAACATACTCATCAAATTGATATTCTGAATTCGTCCAGTATACTTCTCCGTTAACAATATAACCCAGAATAATTCCTTCAGCCTCAAAGTCTTCTGATTTATAACCATCAATATGTGCTACGTCATTGTCATCTATATGCTCAATCTTTACTTCACAAAATTTTGATATGGGTTTTACCTCTTCAACCTCAAGGTCGTTGAAACTCATTCCAACGGACATACCCTTGGTTAATACATTACCCGCCAGTATCATATTGGCTAAGTCTAAATTCTTTTGCATTTCCTGTGCAGCAAAGTTCCATGCATCTGTTGGATTGTGGGCTTTTACTTCACCGTGGTCCCAACTGGTCCATGCAACATTACCGCTGCATGAGTATTTATATGTTTTTAATTTGCTCATCTCTTTTGGGTTTTTAATTGTTAAACATTGATAGTATCAATATAAGAAATATATTTGACACTACCTAATTTAATTAATATAATTTTTCACTTAATATTTCATAGATATCTTCACCTGAAATTTCACCTATAACATCATCTTCTAAAAGTAAGAATGTGATTGCTTCAGCTAATTCAGTCATTGGAGTATCTTCGTCCCAACCGTTACCCATACAAGCACCTTGCTTGCCTAATTCATTTGCACGTTTGATTATAACTTCTTTAATTCCTTCCATGATATTTGGTTTTAAACATTGTTAGTACAAATATAAGACTTTATATTATATAATCCAAATTATAAATGTTAAAATTACAATCAGGGCCAGAATTTTTAACCTGTCCCTGTTGTTTAATTTATCTACTATATTCATCTTCATTAATTTGTTTTAGTTCTTTCTCTCCATAAGCATGGCTCATATCTTCTGTATTCTCACACCCTACCGACTTAAAGTATGGTGGTTCTCCTTTTGTTTCTTTAAACTTGTAGTTGTTGATACAGTCTTCGAGATAAAGGAATAAGTCTTCGAGTTCATCATTGGAAACATCTTCTCTTTCTGCAATATCAAATCCCATTTGGAATACTCTTTTATACTTTGCCATTATTTTGTGGTTTAAACATTGATACTGTAAAGATACAACAAAAAAAGAACTCTACCAAATTAATGATAGAGTTATTTTATTTTATTTTCTATTATATATAACTTTTAATAACGTTACATGATTTCTAGGTTTTAAGGTTAAACATTATAGTTGTAGAGTTATTGTGTTAAGTACTCGGCTTGGTCATGTCAAAATTATCTGTTATCTATGTTATACCGCTTTCAGTTACCTGTCCACGCTTATCATCAGTTTACCAAATTTCAAGTGATGAATACCGCTCCGTTAGTTTTCCAGTAATCATTCCTACTTCTAACTGCTAATCGTTGAATACAAATATACAACAATTTATTTTAATATCCAAAATATTTTAACGTTAATATGTTTCTAAGTAAGCCCATTCAACAATAATCCTACCATCATACTTGCCTTCCTCACCTACATAATCAACCCATCTTAACTCAAACTCACCATGAGTTTTATGCTCTACAATGTTGGTAGCTCTGTTGACTTCTAAGATGTTTTTAGCTCTTGCTAATGCACCCTTCTTACTGGTGAAGTAACTTGGTGTTAACCAATATCTTCTCTCAGTCTTATGAAGACTTCCTGACTTTACAATATAAACTTTTTTTCTGGCCATAATTTCTGTTGTTTTGATTACATTACAAATATAACACTTTATTATATAACTACCAAATATTTTAACATTTAATCTTGAGAAACATAATCTTCCCAGAAATCATACATGGCAATTGAATCAATACATTCACCGTCTTCCCAGACATCACCAACAATACAGCTCTCACCTTCCAGTTTAAATTCAATAAGCTGTTTACCATCATCAATCCTGATATAACTACCTTCAAATGTAATCTCTCTGGCTGTCTTAGGTATATCATACTCCCTTGCCATTTTCAGGATGCCACTACCTTCTGGTGGTCTTAAATTACACTTGAATAATATCGTACCGTCATTTACGGTTACTTCCCAATTGTAATATGCGTGTGTTACTTTACCTAAAATCATAGTTTTATATCTTATAATTGTTAACTAAAAATTTAAATACGTTATGTGAATTTTCCCCATAAACCTTACCTGAAAATGGTGGTATCATATATGTCTTACCATCCCATTTTACATGAAAATGACTATTACCAATTGTTGTGGTATCAAATGAACCAATTTCTTGCTTTGACATATTGGTAGTTTCAACTCCTACCTTACCTAATACTCCAACAACTTCATCAGGTGTGGCTGTATTAGATTTTCTGAAAATTTCATTCATAGCTCTCTGACGCTTAAGTTGGTCATTGACTTCCTTAGCTGTCATTAGGTGAGCATAATGGAATTCGTAACCATCCATAATATCCAAATGGATTAAAGATAATGGTCGCATCTGCAATACCATATACTCGGCATAACCATCGGCAACCTGAAATTTTATTATTTCACCCATGTTCTTACCGTTATATCCCATGCTCTTATTATGAGCCTTAATCTCATTGATATAACGTTGCTCTTCTTCTCTCCAATTATCACGACCTTTGTTCCAATCGTAATCTGGTTTCTTAATACTCTTTGGTGCACTGTAAATTTTTGCTGACATATTATTTGGTTTTAAACATTGATGATACAAATATAAGAGATTATTATTTAATATCCTAATTATTGAAAGAAATCTGTTAAGAAAAATTCTTTACCATTATACTCTTCATGCTTTTGACATATAATACTATACTCATTAAACATATCCATCCATCTTGTAATGGCTACAATGTTAATCTCCAACTCTCTCTTTGAAAATTGAAAGTTTCCCATCATTGAATTGTAATGTTTCTTTAGCGTAGGAAAATGAATATCAATTACCTTTTGCTCTATCTGTGCCTGTGGTGTAAAATCCATAGTTATCTTGTTTTTGATTTAATATATTTTATTAATTTAACATAATCAATTGTAGTTTTATAATTAATCATCATTACTAATAAACAACCTCCAATTAATTTTTCTTTATCAATATATTGCTTTAGTTTATCAGGATAAGATTTTAATACTTCAGAAATTTCGTATATGTTTTTCCATTTCCTAACTATTTTACCATCTGATGAAACTTGATATATGATTTTATTACTTTTATCTTTTTTAATATAATTTTTTGTATTATATGTCCTTTCAGAGAATTTTTTATTACTACTATTTGATGGATGAAAACCATCATGATATCTTCTACCTTTATTACGCTCACCTGTATGTCGTCCCATAATGTTACAAATATAATAAATTATTATATAACTACCAAATATTATGACTTAAATATTGCCACAACATTCAATACTCTTCTACGGTCTACCTTTCTAGGTGATGTGTCAACCACCGTTTCTCCTTTGCTGTTAAGCAATAATACATGAGCCGATACATGAACCATATACATCATGTCTGGCGTGTAATCTTCATATGCCGCTATCGCTCTACGTACACTTCCTACAGTCTTCGTACCCTTCAATAAAGTTGACTTACGACTTCTAACTGCCCACCCAAATCTTCTTAAAATTGCATGGTGATTATTCCCAACTCGCTTGGACCATGTATACTTATATTGGTCTGGCTGTATGCCGAAATAAGATAGACAAGCCGATACACATACTCCCTTGAAGTTTCCACCATCTGTTCTAACGTGCTTCGCTAATCGTTGAATGGTTTTGTTATCGGCTGTCTTTTGATATACTGTTCTCATGTTGTTTTGATTATCTGATACAAATATAAGGCTTTATTATATAACTACCAAATAATTTAACATTTAATTCAAATACACATATCACAATAATCATCACCATCTCTGGTATGGACCACTGGAACCAACACATGACAATCATTGCACATATATAATGAATAATCATCAGTATTGCTCTGGGTGCGCTCCTGATAATCAAACTCCAAAAAATTAAAGTCATCTTCCAACTCTGGCATCTCACCATCAGCAACCCTATAAGCATTATGCTGTCTAAGCCATAACTCTGGATTATTGGTTATTCCCTCTATTGATGAATCCACATCACCAATGTACTCTATTACATATAATTTCATATCTTATCCTATTTTAATTGTTTCATCAAATCTTTCATAATATCTCTGTACCAAATCTTCATTACATAAATCCTCAATACCACCAACACCACTTCGCATTATAGCATCAATGTAGGTATAATCATTCTGAAATATCATCTGGGATATTGTATCAGTCTCATCATTTACTAATTGGTCAATAACTTCTTGTCTACTTAAAATTTCCATAATATATGTTTTAATGTTATGGGTACAAAGATAAAACATATTCCCTGTACCCACAACATACTATAGTTAGCATTTTTAAATATTTATAACTATCTCCACACCATTAATGCCATCCACTTCAATATTATTAATATCATGGTTATCTTCACCATCCCAGAAAATTAAATCTGCCTCTGGATTATCTTGTAATAATTTTATTATATCTTTAGCTTTCATATCCTACCAACTATAATTACCACCATATGCATAAGCCACCATAACAATACCAGAACCCATATCTTCAACCTTATAATCACAATCATCAAAATATTCCTGTCCACTTATAGCACTAAAAACTTCCTCAAAGACTTCCTCAAAGACTTTTACTTCCGTTAGGTCTTTATCCTTAACAGCTTCGGCTACCAATCTATGAGCCTCTGATTCATACCCCAACTCTAATGTATCTTCCCTAAAGTAATCCTCATTCTCACTTAAATCACAATCAACAGCTATAATACTATATAACTTACTCTCGATGTCTTCCCTGTTTCTTAATTCAAACTTTACTAATCCTAACCCTAATCCTGATTTACAATTTGCCATAATTTATATCGACTTTTTAATTAACTTATTTATTTTAGATAAAATAATTTCATCCCACTTCTCAAGAGTATCTTTATGTGGTTCATGACCTGTTTGAGATTCAAACTCATTTATCATGTATTGTTTATACTCATCCATTTCACTATTAATGGTCGTCCACATATCTCCCCACCCTTTTTCTAAAAACTCTTCAGCTAAATTATCCAACCCTGAATTGAATAACTCTTCTTTAACTTCATTTATTTCAGCTTTCCTATCCAATAAACTATCATTGGTAATTCCAAAGCAATCATTACAAACAAGTTCTTTACCTGTTTGTCCATCCCACGTTCTATAATCTTTAACCGTGGCTTCGTTTTCACAATACTTACATTTCATAATATATTAGGTTTTAATTAAACATTGATGCAAATATACAACAATATTATTTATCTCGCAAATTTATTTTCGCCTGTATCCCGCACCACTAGCGGGATAAGCAGCTTTTAGCTTCTCTAGCATGAAAAAAAACCCTGGTAATTATTTGGTGGAATGAAATATATTCCTTATCTTTGTTATAACAAAGGGCCTGACCTAACAAATCGGAAGAGTAGACTCCAACCTACCTTTATTTTTCCTTACTATATTTCAATAAAAAAATCCCACCAGAATTAACTGATGGGATTCAAAATGAAAAATTAAAAAAAATGGGGTAAGGCATCCAATCTTACCCCAATGCTTTTATACTAAACTCGATTCAATCGAATCAAAGTAAACTAACTTTTTACTCGCTCTCTCAAACTTCACCTCATTCGATGCTTTTGAACCTGAACTCTCAACTCTACGTGATAAGTAATTCGTTACCGATGCATATACTGTGTACATGGTTAAATCTAAACCTAACTCTTTGTTATAAGAAATCTCTCTCTCATAAGCCTCTTTTAACTCACAGTAACGAGCGTATGAAGGCGTTTCTTTTGGTGATGTAACTAACATCTCTCTAAACATATCTAAAGTCATTGGAACCCATCCATCTTCAGTCTTAACCTTCTTTTGAGATACAGGTAATTCTTGCTCAAAAAACCACTTATTAAGGTGATACATAACTTCAGTATCCTTAAGTGCAACTTCATTGAATATCTCATCTCTATTCTCTAATTGTGTCATTAAAGATGTGAAACTACCAATCGACTGTTCCATCAATTTAATACTATCATTGTAATTCCATGTATGTGGAATCTTAATGTAATTGTCTTTGTGTACAGTCTTATTAGATACCATACCATTGGTGCAAATTAAACGTGTCTGCTTAATTGATAAGTAACCCTTACCACCTCCATTATTTGGAACTGTGATAATTAACTTATAACTACAATCACCTACCTTTGTACCCTTCTCCCCAAAAGAAATGTTAAGCCCAATAACTTCACCACATCTATGGTTGAATGTCGTTACCTCATATCCCTTATCAATAAAGGAATGTCCTAATGAACTTAAATCTGTCGCCTTAACAATATGATAAGACCCTTTTGGACAAGCTACGTTAATACCACCTAACCCAAACACCTGTCTGAAATTAGAATCAGTACCATCTTGATTCTTTAATGGATTTTCAATGTACTCAAATGGAAATAAATTTTTCATAATATCTGTTGTTTTAATTATTACTGATGCAAATATAAGACTTTATTATATACTGTGCAAATTATTTTATACTTTTTTTTAAAAATTTCCATGCTTAGTACTAACATAACCTATTTTGATGTCTACAGAGTCTTCCTTATACTGCCATATCTCAATACCATATATCTTATCTTGATATATATGCATTGCGGGCCTCTCTGAAACTATAATACCATAATAACCCGATGACATTGGATAACGCTCTCCAAGACCCTCATCTAATATAATACCATCTTCAGGCAGCTTTTGTTTAAAAATAACTCGCTCCAATAATTTGATTTGTCCATCTAAAGATTTGCGCTCCGCTTTTAATGTCTTTAAGGTTGCTTCGTTTGCTGTAATACTCATGATTTTGTGGTTTTAATTAAACATTGATGCAAATATACAATAATATTATATAACCACAAAATAAAACTATATAAAAAATAAATTAAAAAAAACCACAAATTATTTGGTAGTATCATTTATATTACTTATCTTTGTAATAGACAATGAGGAAAGACTCTAAGGGCGGTGACTAACAATCAGGAAGAGTAGACTCCAACCTACCTTATACTCAAATTTTTTATTACGCTTGCTACCTATGGCCCCGTAAAGATACAACATTTTTTTTTAATATCCTAATGAAATAAATTTTTTTTATCGAATAATTTATTGTATATTTGTATCATACTTCGGTTACTACATAGTAGCCGACCACATACCTCTATGCCAAAAATTTATGGCACTGAGGCAATCCCTTACACGCCTATATCAAAAAAATCTTGATAGTATGGCACGATACCCCTCATGGCAAATTTTTGCCATGAATGGGGCACCACCTTTTATCCCTATTCCGAAAATTATTTCGGCCACCAATCCTAGAACATATTTTATAGGACCAATTTATCCCTCTTTTTATTATGTACCCATTAGTAAATACCTTATTTACCTGGTACAAGATTTACCTGGGCCGCCTGAGAAATCTCTTAAAAATTTTGGCAATTTAAACACACGGGTCGGACTATTTCTTGGGAAATGATTTATTCATATATAACACGAATATCTCTATCGTGGAATTTTGTGGTAAAAAGTGGTAAAAGGTGGTATCCCCGAAATAATGCATACGTGTCGTGTCATTCTGAGACAGGTATCATAAAGGGTTCTTTAAAACGCATTTCTAGGGGTATTTCCCTGTATATCTTTCTTAAATTGTCCTACTACACAAATGTGTACCTATATGGCCTTAGAGGGGCTTATATATTGTGATATATTTAATAATACACAAATGTGTACCTATGTATATATCCTTATGTATTATTTGGTTTTATCATATGTTTATGGACACATTTGTGTACATGGTTATTAGGGGTTATAAATTTTTGTATTTAATAGGGAGTTCACCCATAGTGTATTTGGATTATTTTTAGAATAGTATAGATGTCTTGGGAGAATAGATTTATTAGCATTTATAGTAATTATGTATTTCCATTATCGGGATTGAATACGTTCATCTATTTGTTTTATTATTTCTTTAGATTTTTCATCGATTGAAGGGGTTATATTATATTGATTATTATTAATAGCCATAGTATATGTTGGTTTAGAATTAACATAGACTTGTATTTTCTGTTTATGTAATCTTTCAAGTGTTTCATCTTGTAATATACTTCTATGAAGTTCTTGGTATGTTTTATTATTTTTCATTATTTTTGTTTTATATTGTTTTAGTCTTGTACCAGATTTTGTTTCAATCGTTGGAACGTACTTTCTTAATATTTTAGGCACATAAATTTGTTTTGCAGTCACTCTATTTACCATTCTAAAAAACTCTTTCATTATCTATTGTTTTAGTAGTTTGTTTTTAAATTAATTTCGACAATTAAAACTGTCGATAACAGTTGCTATAAATCATTAAAACGATTCATAGCTTTGTGTTGTAAACAATAAGCACTAATCAAATTCTTCTCCGCAAGTGTCGCATTGTTTAAACATAAGTTCGCCCTCTCTACCATAGCAAGGTGTATAATCCTCGTGCTTACAGTTAACAACACGTGGTATAGTTAATTTATTTATTAGCTCTATCACTAATTTTGCTTCGTTACAGCTCAATAAAATACCTTCTTGGTAATTCCAACTAACGCTATCTAAATCTTCATTCATTTTAACCGCAAAATCAATTGAGGCTTGTAATCTGTTTTTTAACAATTTTGCTTTATTCATTGTTTCCGTTTTTTAAATCCATAAATAAACTAACCATACCACCATACGTTAGGTGCAATAAAAATTACTCTATTGCAAGTATCTGTATTTCTAATAAAATTAAGTTTATTTCTGTTTTTCTTATATTACTAAGCATAGTGCTATTTACTTTGTCATCTGCTTTTTTAACTAATTCAAGTATTTTATTTGTTTTCATTTTTATAAATTTAGTATTAATAATACGCTACTAATCATACACAATACAGTTATGCACAAGGTGGCTTAGGTATTTCAGCCCAATGTGTAATTCCCAAATAATTGTACCAATAACTTTTACCATCTCTGTGATACCAAGTATCAAATTCCACATTACCGTCTCTTAACACTAAATACTGTTTTGTTTCGTCAGAAGGTTGTTGCTCTTTAGCCACCACCCATTGCATAACATTGGGTATAAAACAGTTTTTTACTAAGTCCTCTGCCCAATCAATGTTTAGGTGGTCATCTTCATCTAATACTATTCCTTTAGCGTGTAAATCAAAGAATTTTTTGTAATGCTTAATTATTGTGTTCTTAA